TTACGCTCCGCTGCTGTCGCAGTTGGCCGCGGGTTGCCCTGCATCTTCGGGCGTCCACTGCGGAGCGTTCCTGCGTGCGCGAATCCAACGCTGAATGTCGCTCTGGTACCAGCGAGTGCCGCCACCGACCTTGTGCTTTGGTGGGAAGGTGCCCCTCTCCATCTCGCGGTAGATGTAGCTCTTCTTCATTCCGGTCTGGGCTTCAACCTGCTCGAGCTTCAGCAGGACCTCTGGGATGTTCTCAGCCGCGCCCATAGCCGACCTCCGTTGCTTCATTGGCGACCGCCGGCAGCAGCGCGGTCTGTGAATTCGAGCGTGCAGTGGTTACCAGGCTCGCGATCAGTGTCAGGTCCATGGTGGGGTCATTGAAGAGGGCGAGTCCGATCTGGGCTGTAAGCCGCTGGGTCGCTGTCGCCGCTTCTGGCGCCGGCGTATCGATCGTGGCGAGGGCGTATGCGCGCCAGGCGTCGCACGCGGCATGCAGCTGCGGCGCGCCGGCAAACGTGAAGGTCAGTGCGCGGCCACCGCCGCTGGCGGGATGCGTGCTGGTCAGCGCAGTTTCGAGCGTTGCTGCAAGCGCAATGGCCGCGCGCTGCTGATTGACCAGTGCTGACCGGTCACCTGCGGCGTGGATGATGTGCTCGACGTTCAAGGCAATTTCTCCTTCGTGTGCTGTTCGATCGACTTGCGCAACTGGGCAATTTCACGGTTCCACTTGTCCCGCTCCTGCTTGCTCTCGCGCTTCAGTGCCCGCTCAAGCCGTTCAAGGGCAGGTAGGAACCAGCTGGGGTTGAACGGCTGGACTTTGATGGGGAATGGCTGCGGCGCTCGGGGCGGATTGCAATACGCCTCGGCCCAATCGAAAGGGTCATTGCAAACGACGCAGTGGGTGCGATCGGCCGACCACTTGTGGTCACGGCGGCTCGTGGAGCGCTCTCCCGGCAGCGGGTGAACGTACAGAGCACGGACCGGTCGACCGCGCTTTCGCGCAAGATGCCACTGCTGCTCATCGATCTGGATCCAGTAAGGCGTTCCTGTGCCCAATTCCTCAAGCCTTACTGGACGTTGATCGGCGAACAGTTGGTTGCGGAGAGCCAGGAACCACTCGGCAACGATTGCTGCAGTGATAGGATCGCCCGTCCGTGCCGCGTCGCGCATGGACCTCAGCGTGTCGCTCACGATGGGGGCGCCCTTAATGTGGGGCGGATCGATGCTGGTGTTGGTGCTCAAGCTTCCTCCAGCAGCATCGACGGGTCGATCTTCCAGCCGGCCTCACGCGCTGCGCGCAGACGCAGTTCGTTGGCATCGAACTCGTCCAGTTGCAGGACTGAGATCGCACCTTCCACTTGGTGCGGCTGCAGCGGACGCGTGGTTCGACCGAATGCGCGCCACACGCTGAACTCCTTACAGCCCCATGCAGGAGCAAGGCTGGCAAGTTGCTTGCCGTGCTCCCGGCAATGCCGGCGGATAATGTCGCGCGCCGACACGTGGGAAGGGGCGCGGCCGCGTAGGGCTGCCCGGATGGAAGCGGCGTTGCGGCCGGGGCTCATGCGACGTCTCCAAAGGAAAGTCCAGGTTGCGCGACGCGGATGCGCGCCTCGGCGATCGCGGCATAGGCTGGGTCCAGCTCAATTCCGATGAACTGTAGGCCCTCGAGTACTGCGGCCTTGCCGGTGCTGCCGCTTCCCATGAAAGGGTCCAGCACCAGGCCACCGGCTGGCGTGACCAAGCGGCATAGGTAGCGCATGAGATCCGTCGGCTTCACGGTGGGGTGGTGGTTGCCGTTCCGCGCCTGCCAGTTGGCAGTCTCGCGATCGCGCATCGTCGCGCCGGCGGAGACGGCTGGGGCCAGCCCAGAATCGAGGCCATCGTTGCGGTCTTCGCGAGTGGCCTTGGCACAGTAAAAGAACCGGGCAGCACTACCGCTGTCCAAACGGCGTGCGCCAGGTCGCATGTTGAAGCCGACTGCTCCCTGATTAGTGCTGTTGGAACTCGCTTCGCGGCCGCGCGGAAGCGGTCCGCCCTCGTACACGTTCGAGAACCGGGTGCTTTCCCCGTCGTCACTGAGGTCGGCTTTCTGTCCCGACGCTGCAGGGAACGCCGCGAGTACTTCCCCGCTGCCATCGTGAATCAAGTTGGCCGGCCATCGACCCAGCGCCTCGGCCTTGGCTACATTGGCATTACAGCGCTCAGCGTGGGCGGCCTTCGCATGCTCATCCTGCATCCATGGGCGATGCCAGCCCTCTGGCCCCACCTTGGGCTCTGCGGATTGGTCACCACCACCGAGCTTGTCTGCGGTCTCGATCCGGCAAGCGTCGATGTTTAACCCGCCGGTGCCGTGTTCCTCCCAGGTTGCAGATACAGTGCCGGACAGCGGCTTGCGAGCCACGGTTATCGGCTCGATAGCCGGTTTCAGCGCAGTTCCGCCCCAGGGCCCGTTATGCGACTTCGGGAACCCCGAGCCGTAGACCCACGCGATCATGTCGCGTATCTCGAAGCCGGCATCCTCGATGCGCACGGCCATGCGGTGCTGAGTGCGGGTGCCGGCGAAGGCCAGCAGATGGCCGCCCGGCTTCAACACACGCAGGCACTCGGCCCATATTTCGGTGCTGGGCACGTCGTAATCCCAGCGCTTGCCCATGAACGAAAGGCCGTAGGGTGGATCGGTCACGATGGCGTCGACCGAGTTCTCTGCCATGCCGCCCATCACTTCCAGGCAGTCTCCGATGTGGATCATGCGAACAGGTCCGGTTGGGCCGGCGGCGCCGGCAGTGGTGCAGGTGCTGAGGCGCGCATGCGCGCGCGCTGTGCAGCGTTGAAGACGAACCAGAAGCCGTGGCCATGCCGGCGTGCCCTGCATTCGGTCAGCAGCACGCGGTCGACGTGCTTGGCCAGGGACGCGCCGGTCACGCAGCCACCGCCATGTCGGCCGGCACCCGGTCAAGATTGGCCTCTGCCAAGGCGCGCAGCGGCGGCGGGCTGACGCTGTTGCCAACCATGCGGACGGCGGCGCTGGTTGTGAGCGGCGTTCCGTTGGCCGTGCGATCGATGATGTACCCGGTTGGGAAACCCTGCGCGCGGTACAACTCGTGCGGCTTGAGCATGCGCAGGCCGATATCCACGATGACGTAGGGCGTGCCTTGGATGTGGACGGTGACCAGCGCCAGGCGATCCTTGGTGGTGACCGTGTCCAGAGAGTCGCGCAGATCCACGGCGATGCCGCTGCCGTAGTACTTCACCAAGAAGGCGGCTACGCGCAGGGCTCCTGCCTCCTGTTCTGGCGACAGGCGACAGATCTCCGGTTCGCTGCTGTCGAAGCACGAACGGCAGAGGTCTCCGCACCCTGGTGCTGGAGCGCAGGTCCCGCAGCCCGCGCACCGTCGTGCTGCCATCTCGACGCTTACCAGCCGTTGCTGGCTGCCGCTGGCGGTGATGGTGCTCACTGGATCACGTGCGTCATTGCCCGCGCCCTGGTAGAAACCGCCGTTGGCCTGCTCCAGGAACGCAGTCGCCAGCGCGTGGTGCTCGGCCTGGGCGGCCACGGTGGTGAGCGGCGTGCGTGCGTCGGCGCCGACCATGTTCCGCCGCAGGGTGACCAGGGAAGCAGCGGCCACGCCGAGGGCATGCGCGGCACCGGCGGGGCGTGCGGCGCCAGCACCAGAAGTGATCGTCGGCACCGGTTCGGTGGCGGCCGTGCCGACGCTGTCCCCCCGGAACTTCACCAGGTGCGGCGCAACCAGCGCGGTGTCTGCCTTGGTGGTCATCGTGTAGAGCGGTTCGCCGCCCGAACGCGGCTCGGACTGACCAGCACGGCCGCCGACGCCTGCCAAGATGGGCGATACCACCGAAAAATGGCCTCCCTTCACCTCGGCGCACATTGTGCGCAGTGGTTCGTTTGCTGCCATCGTGCGTTGCGTGCTGGCGTTGGCGTGCTCAGTGAGGAACGGTGCCAGTTCCGGCGCGGCCAGCATCAACTCGCCGCGGTTGGCGGCAGTGATCGTGCGCATGGGCTCGCGCACGTCATGCACGCGGTCGCCGCCCTGGTGCGTCACGGGGACAACGAACGGATCGGCCGATTTGATGACGTGGCGCATGACGCCCTTGGCGATGCGGCGCATGGTGGCGTCGGCCAGCGGGCGGGCGCGGGTGAAGATGGAGGGGCAGGGGATGGAGAAGTCCAGGCAGTCGGCAGCGGTGACGGTCGGCGTCTGGCCCGGATTGGGGCCGTGGCTGGCAGCGGGCCACACGATGGGCTCGCCGTCCCGGCGCCCGAGCAAGAACAGTCGTTCGCGGCTGGTGCCGGCGCCGTAATCGCTGGCCACCAGCTTGCGCCACTCGACCACATAGCCGAGCGCACGAAGGGCGGCAACGAACTGGCGCCAGGTGCGTCCACTGTGGCGCTTGTCCGGCACCAGCTGCTGGTTCTCCACAGGAACACGCTCGCCGCGCGCTGAAACGGTGCCGTCCATCTTGATGACGCGCCCGGTGACCTTGCAGCGTTTGGCCACCAGCGGCCCCCACGTGAGGATCTGCCACACGTTCTCCATGGAGAAGATGCGCGGCGCCGTGTTGGTGCCCTTGAGCAGGTCAGCGCGCAGGAGCATGCCGATCCACTTCAACACCACCCACGACAGGGCGCGGGTCTTCCGGCTGCGGGGCTGGCCGCCCTTGGCCTGGCTAAAGTGCGTGCAGTCCGGGGAGGCATGGAACCAGCCGATTGGGCGTCCAGCCACGTCCACGCGAGGGTCGGCGTGCCAGATATCCTCGCGGTGGTGCTGGGTGAGCGGGTGGTTCGCGGCGTGCATGCCGATGGCCAGCTCATCGTGGTTGTAGGCCAGGGCGGGATCGATGCCCAAGGCCTGCTTGAGGCCTTCCGATGCGCCGCCGCCGCCGGCGAACAGGTCGACCACGATTTCGCCTGGGCGCAGGCGTGAGCGCTGCGGGGCAGGGAAGTTGAAGGAGCGGGAGCCGTCAGCCATTGGTGGAATCCTTGGGAGCGATGGGGCCGGTGTGTCGGTAGTCACGGAGCGGGTCTTCGATGAATCGGCCGTTTTCCTTGCGCTGCACGCTGTACTCGGGGAATGCGCAGTTGGGGAGGCGGTCGTACGCCTCGGCCATCAGGGCGACGAAGCGTTCCTGCCATTCCTGTGGCATCGACTGCAGAGTGCGACGCGGCACCACCAGGTATGCGGCGTGCGTGAGGCCAAACGCGTTCCAGATCGGGCCGTTGGAATAGGGCACCGATGCCCGGGCCGGGGCGGTGAGCAGCTGGTCAGCCATGGGCGGGGTCATGCCGGTCTTTCCCCCAGCTTGTATAGGGGGGAGCTTTTCCGGAGCATCCGCTTCCGTTCAACAACAAATGAGGTGCTGCAATGACGACCTACTCTGCTATCCACTTCAACGTGTCTATAGAAACATCTGGTACTGACCCCTTCGTCGCCAGAGGATTTGTGCATCCTCAGAAGTCCATGGAACCATTGCGCCAGGTCTTTGGAGAAGGAGCGACGAAAGCGGAAGCCATCGCTGCCGCGCGCCAAATGGCTGACTTGGCGGCTAGCGAGATGTGGCTGGATCCTCGCTACAAACGTCACATCGACTGAGTTTCGCGCGATTGGGAACGGCGGGGTCTTCGTGCTGACAGTCGACACCGAAGCAAACTCAGCCATTGCCCAACGCCTGGCTGTCGATCAGGGCCAGAGCATCGGTGAACTGGCTGCGCATGTTCTGGCCGAAGGCGTTCAGCTCACTGCGGGAATAGCCGTCGACCGACGCGCAGCAGTCGCACAAGGCGGCGGCCGCCTGCAGGGCCGAACGCACCGGCCCCAGGTCCACGGGCTGCGCGAGCTGGGCGGCGTAGAGCGGGATCGGTGGTTCGTCGTCCTCGCAATACGCAGCGGCTTCCGCGAACGTCGGATACAACATCGGCTCGTCGTGGTGCGTCATCCACGCCACCGGCTCCCCCACCGGCTGGCGGGCGGCGAGGGCTGCGATCAGGACTTGAACGGCAGCGTCTGTCGGACCCTTATAGTCGGGGTCCAATGCCGCGCACGCGCGATTGAGTTCTGCCAGTTCCTCGACGGTTGCCAGCACATCCTGACCACCCGGGGAGGGCTGGGCGGAGAGGGCGGATTTCCATGCGGCTTGCCACAGTTCCCATCGTGCCTGCTGCTCTGCTGGCCCGTAGTTTTCCGCATACACGCCGTTATGCATGTCGCGCGTCGGCGCGCCAGTCTGCCAGCTCGTCTTGAACTTCTCGCAATGCCACGCCTCAAACCGCTCGCGCTCGGAGGTGGCCAACTGCACGCATCCGCCGTGCTTCGCGGTCGCCAGGGTGGCGGGGGTCTTGTCGGCGGTCACAGGCGCACCTCTGTCGTACCCATCAGCACCACTTCACGCACTGCGCTGTCGCTCAAGCTGCGGGCGCCGTCGGCCAAGTCTTTGAAAACCTGTCGCAGGTGGTGCTGCGCACTGATCGGCAGCGTGGTCAACACGGGACCGCAGCGGCGCCGGGCTTCGGCCTGGCACTGGCTCAGCAGGTCGGGCAGCGCAGGCGCGCGCGACGCGTTGGCCTCACCATTCAGTGCCACGTCCAGCTGTTGCACCAGGTAGTTGTGCGCGTCCTGCTCCAACGAGAGCATGGCGTCTTGGCTGATCAGCGGCGCTGCGGCGGCCAGGCCGGCGCGGATGGCATCTGCGTAGCCCTTGTGGGTGCCGTGGGTGGCGTAGGCAGCGCGGAACGCTTCGATCGCGCTGTCCGGAATCGGCGCACCAGCGGGTGCAAGGTTGGTGCTGGGCTGAGGCTGTTTCATCGGGAGATCTCAGGCTGCGGTGGTGGCCGGCTTCTCGGCCATGGCTGCCAGGCGTTCAAGGCGCTCGGCTTCGGTGATGTAGTAGTCGTGCCGGTCCTGTCGGACCTGTGCAGAGAAGAACGGGTCGGTCAGCGCATGCTCGGCTGCTGCACGGTTCGCTTTGGCCAACCGGGCTGGGTCGTGGTCGAAGATGTCGAGCTGGTTCCTGTGGTTCACGGGCACCGACCTCTGTGTCAGCCGCGACTCATTGGTGGCCAGAGCGCTGGCATGCGCTTCTGCCAAGCGGCGTAGTTGATGCGGTGTCCGGCCTTGATCGCGCGCTGCTGCACCTCTCCGAAGTGCACGCGCAGTGCGTGGAAGCGGTCGGGATGCAGAGCCAGCGCCACCCTGTAGCGCTGCAGGCGCTGCTCGGGGGTGGGCTGGATGGTGCTGGCGATCACAGCGTCGATGCCGCCTCCCAGGAAGCGTAGGCCGGCCATCACCGCACCATCCTGTGCTGTCCAGGGGCGATGCGCTCACGGCGCTCTGCAGCTTCACGCTGCGCCTGGGCGGTAGCTTGGTGCACGCGGTACGGGTGCAAACGAGGCTTCTTGGCGCGATCCAGCGCCGCGCGCTGATCCGGAGTCAGGTCAGGCGCTGGCATCTTGATTGCGGGCGCTCTCATGCAGCACCACCTTGTGCCCGCAGCATGCGGCGAAGGCTCTTGCGCACTTCGGCGATGGCTCGGCCGGCACTGGCGCGGCGTTCCAGCACTGCGCGCGCGGCAACGTCAGCGGCTGCGGCGACCAGGTTCGGGGCGAAGCCCATACCTGTCGCGGCGGTTGCGGCCGCCTTGGCGGCGACTGCCGCGCGCTGGGCGAGCTGGAAGCTGATGGTGGTGATCACGCTGCACCGCCTTGGCTGATGGTGTAGCCGCGGGTGCGCGTCGCATTGATACGGTAACCGTGCTGCAGCAGCTTCTGGCGCAGGCGGCAGATGGTCACCTCGACGGTGTTTGACTTGCGGCCTGAGGCGCCGTAGATCTCTCGCTCGATCTGAAAGCGGCTGATCGGGGTGTCGCCGGCGTCGATGATCAGCTGCAGAACCTTCGATTCGGTGGGGCTGAGCGGGAGGCGCTGCCCGCCAACCATCGCGGCGCGCGGCTCGGTGCGGAGGCCGGTGATCACGGGATCACCTCCACGAAAGCCAGTTCATGCATGACGCACTGCGCCCGGGCCAGCACCGGTGAGGCGCTCGGCTCTTTGCCGTCTGCGGTCGACAGGGGGACAACCGCATTGGCCCGGACGCATGCCGCCGGGGAGACTTGATAGGACCCGCTCAGTACGGCGTCGGCCGCGTCGAGGGCCATCTGCCAGCGCGCAGGCTGGAAATTCTGGGTGAGGGCCTTGGTGATTCCGGGGGCGCAGTCCGGCACACGCTCTGCGTTGCGGAAGGCGTTGAGGCTGGTGCTGGCGATCGTGGCGCGCAGGCCCCAATCGTCGGCGGCTGCCAGCTCGTAGACGGCAAGGGCTGCGCAGATACGCGGGCTGGTGATTACCAGCCCATCCGGGGTGTCTACGTTGGTCGCTGCCGGATTCTCGGCCGGGTTGGCCCAGGCGACCACGCCCAGGAGGATGAAGCACGCCAGTGCGGCCAGGCCGACGCGTGCGGTGCGCTTTGTGCTGAGGGTCAGGGGCATTGCATTTCTCCGTGGGCGGCAGAAGCCGGCTGCGCGACTATAAAAGCACGCTTATACAGACAATGCAAGCATGCTTATTCAGCGTGCTTCTACGCTAGGCCTGAATCGGAGCAGGGGAAAAGGAATGGACTGGCGTAAAGCCTTGTTGCTCGTGGCATGTGGCGGTGTTGGGACTGCGAACGCAGATGCGCCGCCTCTGGTTGTTGTAAAGCGGGAGCCGATCCAGGCAGATGCGGGCTCACCTAGAGCTGATGTGCCTATCGGCACTCCATTCGAGTTCATGGGGATCATGGTTGGCGCGCCGCTGGGCACCGAATGCCCGCAAGAGCAGATTCCGTATGCCGGATCCGTCTACAAGCTGGAAGCTGCAAAAACAGCGTGCTGGGCTGCGTTAGGAATGCGACCGGGTGCACGCACCGATACGCGCAACAACGACAACCTGACCGTAGTGCCACTCAGCAACAAAAGGCCGACTGGCACAGGATCGGTCAGCGCCGTAGTGGTCAATGGGGTAGTCGAAGGTCTATCAGTATCGACAGATGGCTTTGTGCATGCCCAGGAACTGTTCGAACAGCTAAAGCAGAAGTTGGGCACACCCAGTAAGCAGGACACGGTGAAAGTCATTTCCGGTGTCGGTGCGAGCTTCACGAGTCCCCGTGCGGTCTGGGAACTGCCTGGTGCGTACGTTCAGTTCAACGGCATCGTTGGAGCAGTCAATACGGGCATCATCCTGGTGTACACCGATGCCGAGAAGGCCAGGGAACAAGCGCGCCAGCAGCAGCGCGCTAAATCCTTCTAGCGTCAGACTTCCTGAGCGCTTCGCAACAGCGCAAGTCCCAGAATCTTGCCGCCTACATGAAGCTGATCCGCTTCCTGTGGCGGCACGACTTCGCTCAGGTACTTCCGATTGGTGCTGATGACGTGCAGACCGTCGCGCAACAGCTGTAGGCGCTTCACGTAGGTCAGCCCATGAAGGTTGATCAGGTACAGCCCGTCGCCGTCGAAGTAGTCCTTGGCGACGTCCACGAACACCACATCGCCGTTCTTGATGTCTGGATACATCGAATCACCGCGCACAGTGACCAATCTCACGCGATCGCCCTCGGGCACAAAGCCCAGTTGCTGGCGGACCTGCCACTCTGCGATGTCGAGCTCCCGGACCACGTCCGGGTAATCCTGATTCATTGCGCCAAAGCCCCCTGATGCTTCGCCTTCCATTACTCGGAGGCGAACATAGCCAGCAGGCGTCTCACTGCTTGATATCGCAGAGCTATGAGACTCGTCCCAGCGCTCAGGCAACTCACCGGTGATCAGCCATTCAACGCGGAAAGGCCGGTACACGCGAGCAAGCTTCACCGCTGTCTCGCCGCTCAGCGACTTCGTTTTCCCGTCTTCAAGTTGATACAGAGCCGACGGAGTAATGCCGGCGCGACGCGCCGCGTCTGCGGGTTCAGTGATGCCGCACTCTGATCGTGCGCGCTTCAGGCGGGAGGCAAGGGCAGTAGTCATGTTAGCGAGCTTATTAGTCCGTTAAGTAAGCGTGCTTGCACGCCACATGAAAGCATGCTTATATAGGGCAATGAACATGCCCCGGATAACCAAGGAAGAAGCCATTGCCGCCTTTGACGGCAATGCCGCCGCGCTTGCGCGTGCTCTCGGAATCACCCCGTCGGCTGTCTATCAATGGCCGGATGGTCAGATCGATGACCTGTGGGCGCTGAAGCTGCGTTTCGTGCTGATGCCTGCCCATTTCCAGGCACTCGAACGCCCACCTGAGGCCGACCCCGACGCCGACCGGATCGTTCCGGTAGATGCGGCCTGACCGTACATCCGCTCTCCATCAGCACCGCCTTTCGCCAGAAGCCAATCCCTTGAATGTCGGTCGTCCTATCCATGGCGACCACTGTGCATCGCCTCCCGAGGTGCGTAAATGAAGCCTGATCCTCAGTACCACGAGCCACGGTCCGCAGTGGTGTACCGCCACACGACCGACGCCATCCGCAACAGCGGTCACACAGATAGCAGCCTGGCCCAGGCCATCGCCGAGCAGTACATGGCGGACGTCGCACCTGGTGAGCGAATCCTGCAGTTCCACACAGGCGACGACGCGGACAGCACCGAGCGCGCGCTGAAGGCCAACGCCCAAATTGTGGGCCGAATCCGCAACGGCACGGTCAAGATGCCGGTGGACCTGGAGGAATCGTGGGTCCGCGCGCTGCCGCCGCAGTGGCGTGACGCGTGTTCCCGTGAACTGGCGCAGCGCTATGGCTTCCTCGGCGCACGCATTCCCATGATGGAACCGCATGCCGGCGTGCTGGCTGTAGCCCGCCTGTCGGTGGAGTTCGGCCACACCTTGGAGGCGATCACCAACGTCTTGGCCGACGGCCGCATCTGTCCGAAGGACATCCCAGAGCTGCGGCGCGCGCTGGACGAGATCGGGCAGTTGGAGGCCGAACTGGTTACGGCCAAGCGCTACGTCTCGGGTCACCTGCAGGATCTTGCGCCGCGTGCAGTGCACGGAGTTCAACGATGACGCCCGCCGCGATGGTCAGCTGGGCAATCGCAGTTGTCGGCGAATTCGACAGAGCAGGTCGCCGCATTCCTGAAAGCGTGGTGCCGCTGCTGCCCATGGTCGACGTGGTCCTCTGGGCCAAAGATCAGCCGCAGCCACTGAGTGTGGACGCGCTGCAGGAGCAGTTCTGCCTATCCAGGGCAACCGCCTATCGCTGGCGGGTTGCGCTGAACGACCTGCATGACCCTGTGGCAGCGCGCCGCAGGCTGCCGGGACTGCGGCAGCTGAGCATGGCACTGGCCCGTGAGATGCCTGTACCCACCCAGACAGGGCCGGCGCAATGAACATCGTCCCGACACTTGGGCTGCGCTGCGGCGAATGGCAGGCGGCGTTGCAGACAGGCCGTGAGCCAGCTGTGATCCCAACGGAATCCGTACCACCGGTCCCGCGCCGATGCGCACCGCAGCACGCCCTCAGCGGCTACAACACCACCAGGATCGTCATGGAATTCATGCGCTGGGCGGTTGAGCGCGATCAGTTCCCGACTGTGGAAGCCATTGTCCGGCGGTTCGAAGTGAGCCGCGCAACCGCATACCGCTGGCGCAACTACCTGGGCGAGACCTACTGCTTGGAGACCCTGCCACCGAACGAGCATGAGATTGCCCGTATCGGCAAACCAGGTGCGAAGGCTCGCGCGAAGCAAGTTGGCGGGCCAGGCCGATGATCTACTTCGAGATGTTCCCCGGCGACTACCTCAAGGACACGACACGGCTGTGTCTGACAGACCATGGCGTCTACTTCAAACTGATGCTTGCCTACTACTCGGAAGAGCAGGCGCTGCCGGAGAGCCTGGCCGAGCTGTACGTCATCGCCGGCGCGATCACCTCTGCTGACAAGGCAGCGGTCAAGAAGGTCGCCGACCGCTACTTCCCCGTGGCAGAGGACGGCCTGCGCCATAGCAAGCGCTGTGACGAACAGATCGCCAAAGCACAGGGCCGCATAGCTGAAGGGCAGGGCCGCCGGGAAGACCGGAAGGCCGCGGAGGCGGAGCGGCAGGCGCGCACGCGCGCGCGGCGCACGATGTTGTACGAGGACCTCCGCAACGTGGGAGTCGTGCCCAGCGGCATGGCGACCATGGCGGAACTGAAGGCGTTGCACGTCGCGCACGTGACGGGCGACGAGGGCGTGACCTTGGACCAGTTGTCACGCGTGACATGTCACGGAGAGTCACGCGTTACAGGTGGTGTGAACACAGGTGTGAACACGGGTACCCAGACCCCAGTCCCCACTTCTTCTACTCCAGATACATCACAGCACGCTCAAGGATCTCTGAGCGGTGTGACCGATGCGGGGCGTGCGTGCCTGCTGATGCGGAAGGCTGGTTGCCATTCGTCCAACCCCAGCCATCCCGATCTTCTGGCCGCTCTGGCCGAGGGCGTGACCCCGGAGACGCTGGGTCACACGGTCGCTGAAGGTCTGGCGCGATCGCCACCGATTACGAACCCGTTCCCCTGGGCAATCAGAACCGCCCGCAACCGACACGCCGCCGGCGCAACGCCGACGAACACCACCAACACCGGAGGCCCCAATGCAAACCCTCAGCTCGGTTCTGCCGACCACGTCGCAGAGGAGCGACGCAAATTCGAACAGCGCACGGCAGTTGGCAGCCTTGGCGGAACAGGCGGAGACGTCATCGATGCAGAGTTCCAGTGCGTCCAACACTGACCCGGACCAGCGCGCGGTGAGCGCCCTGTGGACGCTGTGGGAGCGCATGGCCGGCATGTTCCCCGGCAAGTGGGTGCGCGAGAACGGCTCTGCACCGGTGAACAACGCTGGCAACCTGACCACCGCCGGTGAATTGTGGTTCCAGGTGATGGCCGGCATCACCCCACGTCAGGTCGCGGACGGCTTGGCCAATTGCTTGCGCAGCGCGCTGCAGTGGCCGCCGAACCCGGGTCAGTTCCGTTCCATGTGCCTCGGCGTTCCGGCCCTCGCCGAGGTCGACGGCCAGATGCGGCCGGGCCAGGCCCACAGCGGTTTCACCGTGCTGGTGCGGTCTAAGCTGGATCTGCACGCCTATGCCACGGCTGAAAGCGGAGCGCTGCAGCAGCGCATGCTGGCCAATGCCTACGAGCGGGCGGTGAGGCACGTCATGGACGGCGGGGCCGTGCCTGCGCCGGCAGCGGCGCTACCAGCGCCGAAGCCCGAGCCGCAGGTGGTGCGCGATCGCGATGCCGCGCGCAGTGCCATGGCGCTTGCCGCTGCTGAGCTGGGCTTCGGAGGCGCGCATGGAGCCGGCTGATATCCGCACCTACCAGCGGCAGCTGATTCTGTTCTGCCTTGGAATCCACGGCGACAGCACCGCAGCTGAGGCACTGGAACTGATGGGCAACGCTGCGCTGGAAGTGGGCGCGCCGCGAGAGGCCATGCTGCTGACCACCGCCGCCGCCGCCGGCCTGCTGCGCGAACTGGACCGTGACGGCCTGGTGCGCCGTTGCGAGAACCGCGACAGTGGCCGAGATGGCAGGCCCGTGGCCACGTGGGCTGTCACCGACTCCGGCCGCGTGGACACTTTGCCGCTCCCGCCCTCGGGACAGCAGCAGTTGGCCATGCCGCAGTTGGCCCCGGCACCGGCGCACCGCACGCGCGGCGGACTGTCGCTTGACCAGCTGATGGGGCTGCTCAACATCGAGTTCGACTGCATGCTCGAGCAGATGGACCGGGAACACCAGGCAGCGCAGCAGCGCGCCCGGCAGGAGTTCGACGCGTTCCGCCAGCGTGCGATGCGCGTATGGGGTGCTTCGGAGGCGTCGGTCTGATGCCGCCGAAGAAGACGTCCCGCCGCTCGCTGCGCTACGCCACCACCGAGGATATGCCTGCGGGCATGCGTCGCCTGGTCGAGGCCAGCACGGCAGCGGCAGCGCCGCCGCAGGCCACCACCCGAGCCTATCGGCCGGCGGCAGCCGCTCAGCCATCTGGCAGCGGCGATGCCAGCGGCAAGGTGGCACGCGGCCGCCCACGCCATGTGCCTGGCGAGATGAACAAAACAGAAGAGGCCTACGCCGCCCACCTGGCGCTGCAGCTGGCCGCTGGCGCGATCGCATGGTTCCGCTTCGAGTCCGTGAAGCTGAAGTTGGCCGAGAAGACCCATCTGACCATCGATTTCTTCGTGATGACGGCGGCCGGCGAACTGGAGGCCCACGAGGTCAAGGGCTATTGGGAAGAAGACGCCCGAGTGAAGGTGAAGGTTGCCGCTGCGATGTACCCATTCCGATTCCTGGCAGTCCAGCGCGCCGACGGCGGCGGCTGGAAAACGGAGGTGTTCTCATGAACGCGATGATGATTGGCGGGGCCACCGTGCGCCGCGACGACGTGGGCAGGTTCTGCCTGAATGATCTGCACCAGGCAGCCGGCGGCGCCAAGCGGCACCAGCCGAGCGACTGGCAGCGCCTGAAGCAAACCGACGAACTGGTGGCCGAACTGGTCAATTCCGGGGAATCCCGGGTTTACCCGGTGCACTCGGTGGCCGGGCGCTACGGCGGCAGCTACGTGGTGCGCGAGCTTGTCTACGCCTACGCCATGTGGATCAGCCCCAGCTTCAGCCTGCAGGTGATTCGCGCCTATGACGCGCTGATGGCCGGGGTGCCTGCGCCTGACCCGATGCAGGCACTGACCGACCCGGCGACGCTGCGCGCGCTGCTGCTGTCCTACAGCGAGAAGGCAGAGATCCTCGAGGCGCGCGTGCAGTACCAAGAGCCACAGGTCCGCGCGCTGCTGCGCCTGACCCAGGCCGACGGCGCATTCAACATCACCACCGCGGCCAAGATGCTGCGGGTCCAGCCGCGGCAGCTGTTCGCCTGGCTGTCCGAGCATGGCTGGATCTACCGCCGCGCCGGCAGCAAGAACTGGCTGGCCTACCAGAACCGCCTGCAGCAGGGCGTGCTAGTGCACAAGGCTTGCGTGCAGCGGACGGAGGCCGACGAGGAACGCGTGCACGAGCAGGTGCTGGTTACGGCTAAGGGCCTGTCGCGCTTGGCCGAGAGCATCGACCGCGGGCAGATGACCTGGGCACAGGCCGATGCGGCGACAGGGCTGCAGCTGGCGGCTGAGGTGAATTCATGATCTTCCAGCCAGTCAGAGGTCTGGGAATCTCGAAGCCGCACATCACCTTCGATCGCTACTTCGATGGGTCGCAGATGGTGAAGGTCGACTACTACCCGATGTGGCCACTAGATGCCGGATGGTCGCACGCTGCCGGAGAGGATCTGGCAGAAGCATGGGACGCACACATGCTGCGATACGAAGACGACGATGCGGAGGTGCCGTGATGGGCGTTTCGATCGTCAGGCAGCGGGACGTTGCACCGGTGAAGCCGGGTACCGCCATGGAAGAGCAGTTGCAGTTGAAGGGAATTGGCCGGCTGCTGGCTGGGTTCGGGTATCGCTACGGATCCGAGGTGCAGCTGCATCAGGCACTGGCCACCGTTCTGGACCGGGCGGGCCATGCGCACGTGCGCGAGTACCGGCTGGACGCCAGCAACCGCGCTGACTTCTGGCTGGATGGCCTCGTGATCGAGGTGAAGGTAGCCGGCTCGCTCGCTGATGCCCTGCGGCAGGTCGGCCGCTACATCACTCTCCCGCAGGTGCGCGGCGTGCTGCTGGCCACCACCGAACGCTGGGGCGAACGCCCGCTCGTGGCCCGGCCGGCCTGGCAGGGCAAGCCCTTCAACATCATCCGCCTGAAGAGGCAGGCACTGTGATGCAGACGACCTATGGAACCCTCCAGTACAGCGCCGCCGGCAGCACTTGGCGGGTGATCTGCGAGCCGCAGGTGCGTGCGCGGATGAAGCGTGTGTTTCCCCGGGTGCGTCAGCACGCCGCAGAGCACATTGACCTGTCGGCCACGCCAGAGAACAGCCGGGAGCTGCAGTGGTTCACACAGCGCTACCCCCTGTCGATGGATGCAGACACCCAGCGCGCGCTGCAGCAGCTGGCCGACGAGCATGTGGACATGGAGCGCAGCCTGGGCGACTTGCTGGCCGGCCGCGTGCAGATCCCGGAGTTCACCCTGGCCAAGCCGCCGCGCGAATACCAACGCGTGGCGGGGGCGCAGCTGTCCATCCGTGGCGGCCTGCTGTTGGCGGATGATCTGGGCCTCGGCAAGACGGTTACCGGCATCTGTCCGATGGCCGCTCCGGGAAACCTGCCGGCGGTGGTGGTGTACCCGGCGGCGCTGCCGAACCACTGGCCGGAGAAGCTGGCCGAGTTCGCGCCTCAGCTGCGCGTGCACCACATCAGGAAGGGGGCGCCGTACCCGCTCGTGCTGCAGCCGAAGCAGAGGATCAAGGATCTGTGGGACACGCTGCCAGACGTAATCCTGGTCAGCTACCACAAGCTCCGCGGGTGGGCTGAGACGTTGGGGGAGATCGCGCAGTACGTGGTGTTCGAAGAATGCCAGCAGCTGCGCAGCCCAGACAGCAGCATCCACCGCGCTTGTCGCTACTTGGCCAGCCGCGCGCGCCTGCGTATGGGGCTGACCGCCACCCCGATCTACAACTACGGGTGCGAGTTCTTCCACGTAGTCGACCCGCTGCTGCCGGGCTGCCTCGGCACCTATGACGAGTTCCTCCGGGAGTGGTGCATCTCAGCCCCGGGGGAGAAGGCCAAGCTTCAGGACGCTGAGCAGTTCGGCCAGTACCTCCGGCGGCAAGGGATCATGCTGCGCCGCACGCGTAAGGAAGTGGGGCGCGAGTTGCCGGCACTGTCGAAGATCCCGCACGAGGTCGAGGCTGATGCCAAAGCGCTGGACGCCATCACCGGGGACGCCGCAGCGCTGGCGCGGATCATCCTCCGGGCCAACGAGCAGTACCGGGGCGAGAAGATGCAGGCAGCCGGAGAGTTCGACCGGCTGCTGCGACAGGCGACAGGCGTGGCCAAGGCACCCTACGTGGCCGAGTTCGTCAGGCTGCTGCTGGAGAGCGGCCAGAAGGTGTTGCTGTTCGGGTGGCACCGGGAGGTCTACAACATCTGGCAGGAGAAGCTGGCTGACTACAACCCTGTCATGTACACCGGCAGCGAGTCGCCGAGCCAGAAGCAGGCAGCGAAGGAGGCATTCATCGCCGGAGACAGCCACGTGATGCTGATCAGCCTCCGCTCTGGGGCCGGCATCGATGGGTTGCAGCACGTGTGCAGCACCGCGGTGTTCGGCGAGCTGGACTGGTCGCCCGGCGTGCACGAGCAGTGCATCGGCCGCGTGCACCGCGACGGCCAGACCGAGCCGGTCATGGCGTACTTCCTGTTGTCCGACAGCGGCAGCGACCCGATCGTGTCGGACGTGCTCGGGGTCAAGCGCGAGCAGATCGAGGGCGTGCGCAGCCCGGGGGAACACTTGGTGGAGCGTCTGGACGTAGGCGAGAACCAGCTGCGCGCGCTGGCCCAACAGTTCCTTCAACAGCAGGGCGCGGCCCTGGAAACAACCAAAGTTACAACCATGGAGACCTCCCGATGATTCTAAAATTCCTCAGCCTGGATGAGGCAACCCACCACCTGTACCTGGAAGGAAAGGAGGGCCCCATCAGGTGCCAGGTCGACGGCAGCCTGTGGGAGGTCTGGCAGGACGGCCGGTCCCGCTGGGTCAGCAACTGCGAGGTGGCCTGATGTCGGCAGTGGCCGTGCCCGCGGTGGACCTGACGCCGTGTGGCAACTGCGGCAGCGACGACGTGCGCATGCGCGCGCGGGGCAGTGCCGGCAGCCGCCGCACCGCGCAAGTGGTGTGCGCGCGCTGCAGTGCCCATGGTGAGCTGTGCGTAGGTGCAGATGCAGAAGATCATGCGGCCCATGCATGGGGGCACAAGCCCCACGTGCTTCCAGCGCCGCCGGCGGCCAGGGTGGTGCGTGGCCGGGTGCCGGTGCCGGAGCCAACACTGGTGCGTGACCCGCTCGAGCTGATCGCCCGCATGCTGGTCGGTGGTAGCTTCCGGGAGCCATCGGACGGCCGGTCGACCATGCCGCCCCTGACTGCGGCAGATATCGCCGGCGCGGTCGGCATGATGCGCGACTCAGTCGCCAAGCAGGCAGTGCTGGCGGTGGCGCTGCGCGGGCAGGGGGTGTCCCTGTCGTCGCTGGGGCGCTCTCTGGCCAGGCGGGTGATGCGGCAGATCCAATGGCAGCGACGCAGCGGCGCAAAGCCTGCGCTGCGAATGGATGACCCGGCCGACCGCTGGCGAATGAGGCTGGTGCTGCAGGACGCGGTGAACGACCTGGTGTGGCCCGAAGGGAAGATTGCCGCACAGGATGCTGCCAAGGCGGCAAAGATGCGGAAGGGTGATTACCTGCGCGTGTATGGGATCGCCGCCGCGGCGCTTCGCCAAGCGCTGGAAGATGGGCGGAAGGAATTCAGCAGCAGAGTGTTCAATGGTGCGGACTAATCTAGTCCGCACCCGTTTCAGATGGCGTCTTCAGGCACCGGACGTGTCGTCTCTGGCTGCCTCGATCAGGTCGACCTTGATCTTGTTGAAGGCCTGACTCATCTCTTCCTCAGTGCTGTACAGAAAGGAAAATTCCTTTCCCGTTTTAAGGTATACGTCAACACGCTTGGCGTTTTTGACGTACTCGTATGAAGAAAGGTCATTGGCGTCAAAGCCAACATTCTGTACGTAGATCATTCTCGGCATCGGTGGACCCCCTGAGGTCATATGGTTTGTTAAGCAAGATTACCGCAGTCGCCGCGAAACTTACCGCATTCGCCCGAATGCGGTAAGGAACCTTACCGCAGTTGCATTGGGAACCAGAGTTGTTGTCCAATCGATATCGTGGGCGAGGTTCAAATCAACCCGCACTCAACGGCCGCAGGCCTGGACTCGGGAGGTCCAGTGACCTGCGGTTCGTCGTTTTGGGGTACGAGACCCAACTATCAAACAGAGCGACGCCCCGATGCCTGCAAGCACCGGGGCGCCGCCGCAGCACACGCGTTTCAGCCGCGTGCCATTGGCCTAAGCCCTGCCGCCCTCCGGAGAGCGCGAGCAGTTTGCTTAACGAATGTCGCAACAGCTGAGACTTGAACACAAAGACCCTATTCCCTTGGCCGGGCGGTAAAACGCGCCTGGTGAAACACCTGCTACCCCTGATCAACCAGCGGGACCACACCTGCTACGTCGAAGCCTTCGCGGGCAGTGCTGCGATGCTGTTCGAACGCTCGCCGGCGAAGATCGAGGTGCTCAACGACACGCATGGCGAACTTGTACGGCTGTTCCGTGTTGTGGCGAACCACCTGGACGAATTCGTTCGGCACTTCCGCTGGTCTCTGACCAGTCGTGAGATGTACCGATGGGCACAGCTGCAGCACGTCGACACGCTGACCGACATCCAACGCGCGGCCCGGTTCTACTACCTACAGAAGCTCAGCTTTGGCGGGAAGGTGGAAGGGCAAACGCTCGGGGTGGGCCCCACCGGCACGAAGCGGATCAACCTGCTCCGGTTGGAACAGGACCTGAGCGATGCCCATCTGCGGCTGCATGGAGTGGTGATCGAGCAGTTGACCTGGCAGCGGTGCATTGAAAAGTACGACCGGCCCGAGACGCTCTTCTTTCTTGATCCGCCGTACTGGCAGACCACAGGCTATGGCCAGGCATTCCCGCTGCAAGAGTACGAGCAGCTGGCCGCCGTGATGGGCGCGTTGAAGGGTAGGGCGATCCTCACCATCAACGACCACCCTCAGATGCGCGCGTTGTTCGATCGATTCCACCGCGTCAGCGTGCCTATTCGATACACAGTCGGCGGCGGTGCTGGGGTAGCACGCACTGAACTGATCTACACCACGTAGCTGGGCCACGGCCCAGCGTTCTCTATGCCCGTTCCCCGACCGGATCAACCCTCGCGCCTAGCCGGCAGCGGGACGGGCGCCTTTCAGCAGGAATCTCCGATGGCCAAGATCACCGCTCAACAGGCAGGCGGTACCAACGTCGTTGCCTTCCTGGACATGCTGGCGTGGTCGGAGGGTACCAGCACCAGCCCCGCAACGAAGAATCAGGGTTACGACGTGATCGTGACTGGTGCCGATCGTGTGCCGGAGATCTTCACCGACTACTCGGTGCACCCGTTCTCCCGGGGGCGGAAATCCAAGGCCATCAACCGCAAGGGCCTGACCTCCAACGCATCTGGTCGCTACCAGTTCATGCTGAAGGACTATGCCCACTACCGCGCTCTGTTGAAGCTGCCGGACTTCGGGCCGCTGTCGCAGGATCTCTGGGCAATCCAGTTGATCCGCGAGCGCCGCGCACTTCCGTTGATCCAGGCTGGGCGCATCACCGATGCAATTCAGGCCGTGCGCAACATCTGGGCGAGCCTGCCGGGTGCTGGCTACGGACAGCCGGAACACGCCGTCGAGAAGCTGCTGGCTGCATACAGCAAGGCTGGCGGGGCAGTCGCGCCGTGACCGAGCCCGTGAGCACCTTCAAGATCGTCGTCGGGACGTTCACCGCCGCCGTTGTGGCACCGGCAACCGCAGACGCACTACGTGAGGCAGAGCGAATCATCCTCGGCGTTCCGCAGTCAGTACTGCTGCTTGCATTGGCCGGCGCGCTGATCGGTGTGCTGATCCTTCCGGACAAGGACGCTGGGCGGGTGGCGGCAGACGCCAATAGGCTCCGCCGGCATCGGCTGCTGCAAACGGCAGCTCGCTGGGCCGCGCTGGCCGTTGCGGTCGCAGCGTACGCAGTTCTTGCAGCCTGGGTGGTGGCCATCGCGGCATGGATCTGGCCCCAGCTCGCCGGTGCACCGCAGCTGCCGCTGGCGGGCATCTCCGGCGTTCTGATCCGCCGGCTGCTGCCCGGCTACGTGCGCATGGTGGAGAAAGCCACCGGCGCCATCGGAGGCGATAAGCCATGAGCGTACTGATTCGATTCCTTCGTGCCGCGTGGGGCTTGGTCATTGGCGCGGCCGCCGACGCACTACAGTGGCTGAGCAAGCCCGGCAGCAAGATTAAGGTGGTATGCGCGGTGCTGGCCTTCGGTTGCGCGGTGTCAGGGCTGACTGCCTACGAGAAAGAGGAGAAGATCCGCGACCTGAGCGCCCAGGTGATCAAGGTCCGGGCCGACTGGGACGCAGATGCGGCTCGACTGAAGGCCGACGTGGATACCCGCGATCAACGCCTGGCCGAGGTCGCCACCGCGCTTAGGGCAGAGGCCGAGAAGCTGGAAGCCCTGAAGGCAGAGAGCGCGGCGGCACTGCAGGCACTCGCCGGCAAGATCGAGGCGTCCGAGAAGGAAGCGTCCACCTGGCGCGGCCGCTATGAGCAGCGGCCCGACACCTGCAAGGCGGCGCTGGAGCTGCTTGATTCCGCCTGCCCAGCATTGAAGGGGTACTGACATGCGCGTCATCGTGGTTGTCACAGCTGCGCTACTGGCTGCATGCCAAGCCGCACCTACCAAGCCGAATCCGCCTGCGCCTGCCTTGATCAAGGTTCCGGTGGCTACCTATGTCCCCATCGATGCCGCCCTGACCAAGCGCTGTAGCTGGGTGCGGGACGGTAAGCCCTCGGCAGTGTTCGATGTGAGCAACGGCCGCAAGCGCTGCCTGGTGCAGTACGAGGCGCAGTTCGATGCGATCAACCAAGTGCAGGGCAAGCCGGCTGCGGAGGCGGGGAGCTGAACCGTGAAAATTCATGCGGGCATGATGTTTCACGGGTCGCGTTCCACGAACGAGGGGGCCCCTGGGGTTATCCACAGCAACCGGGGGGAATTCGGACCCCGGTAATTGACAGTTTTTCGGCCTCTATGGTGCTCCACCACAGGCCACGTTTTCGGCGGATTTTCTCGGGAGAAACCGCAATTTCGGCCCTGAATAGGCTGCGCATCGGGTAGAACATGGCTGACATCCACGAATTCACCAAAGGCTGGTCCGTGGCCAGGCTGGCGGATGAGTTCGGGATGGACCGCCGAACGGCCAGCAAGCGTCTAAAGGAGGCCGGCGTTCCGCCGCTGACCAAGCGGGCGGGGCACGACGTCTACCGCTTGGCCGATGCAGCCCCCGCGCTGGTCAATCCGGGCGCTGCAGCATTCGGTGCTGAGGGCGTTGTCGACCCGCGCGACCTACCTCCGATGGAGCGGCGCGCCTACTACCAGTCGGAGAACGAACGACTGAAGGTCGAATCGACCATCGGGCAGCTGGTGCCGGCCGCTGAGGTCGAGGCGGATTACGCCGAGCTGGTCAAGAAGGTCGTGCAGTTCTTCGACACGCTCCCAGATGTGCTCGAGCGCAAGGCCGGGCTCACTCCGGAGCAGGTAGTCAAGGTCCAGGACGAGTGCGATCGCGTCCGGCAATCCATGTACGAGGGCATCACCGATGACGACGTACGCGACAGCGCGTAGCGTGCGCCAGGGCGTTGCCGAGATGATCAGGCCGCCGCGCCGCATCAGGGTGAGCGAGGGTGCGCGGGTGCTGCAGGTGGCCAATGCCGCCGGCGCCGCTGGAGCCTGGGATCCGGATACCACGCCCTACATGGTCGAGCCGTTGGACACCACCGGCAGCCGCCACTACGAGGCTGTGGTGTTCGTAGGGCCGGCGCGGTCGGGCAAGACCATCTCGCTGATCGATGCGCGCCTGGCGTACCTGATTACGTGCAACCCGGCCGACGCCATGGTTGTGCAGATGTCTAAGGATGCAGCTGAGGACTACAGCAAGACCCGTATCGCCCGCAGCATCGCTGCCAGCCCGGACCTGCGGTCACGGCTGAGCCCGCGTGCCCACGACGACAACATCCTGCTCAAGTTCTTCCGGTCGGGAATGTCGCTGCGCATGGGCTGGCCGTCGGTCTCGGTTCTTTCAGGCAAGGACATCCACGACGTCCTGATGACGGACGTGGACAACTACACCGGCGACCTGACGATCGATGAGTGCTTCGGCCTGGGCCTGAAGCGTACGCAGACGTACATGTCGGCCGGCATGGTAGTCGCCGAGTCGAGCCCGGCAAACGACTACGCCGACGGTGCCTGGAAGCCGTTGCACCCGCACCAGGGTCCACCAGCAGCGGGCATCGCCGCGCTGTATGCGCGCGGTGACAGGCGCCGCTGGTACTGGCCGTGCCCAGAATGCGGAGAGCGGTTTCAGGCAGCGCCAGGCTACGACGGGTTCGCGTTGCCGCCGATGGAGGAATTGCTCGAACGGGTCGTCCTGGACGACGTGCAGAAGATGGCGCGGCACTACTCGCAGCTGCACTGCCCCAATTGCGGCGTGGGTCTGCAGCACCGGTGGAAGGACGGGATGAATCGCGCTGGTGTCTGGGCTGCGGAAGGCCAACTCGTGCACGCCGATGGCACGGTCACCGGTGATCGGCCAGAGGCACGCATTGCCAGCTACTGGCTGGGCGGTGTCGCTGCGGCCTACCAGTCGTGGGAATCGCTGATCGAGCGCTACCTGCAGGCGCTGCGGACCTTCGCCACCACCGGTGAAGAGCGCCCGCTGAAGACCACGCACAACGTGGACGGGGCGATCAACTACGTGCCGATGGCGTCGCGGTCGGCCAGCGATCCGAACGAGATGCAGGAGCGCGCAGAGGTCTGGCCTGCTGGCGCGGTGCCCGCTGGCGTTCGTTTCCTCCTGGGTGAGGTCGACGTCCAGGCCAACCGCTTTGTTGTGCTGGTGCTGGGGTTCGGTATCGGCGAATCCGGGCAGCTGGAACGCTGGGTGGTGGATTCTTTCACCCTTCGCACGTCCAAGCGCGAAGACGGCTCCGGCGGCTTCCTGCCGCTGGACCCGCCGAAGTACCTGGAAGACTGGGAACGCCTAGTCGAGAAGGTCATCAGCCGTCGCTACCCGCTGGATGACGCCACCGGCCGCAGCATGCCCGTGCATGCGGTGGGAATTGACTGGGGTGGTAAGTCGGGAACCTCGGTACGCGCGCTGGAGTTCTGGCGTTCGCTCAAGGCCCGGAAGCTGCACGCCAGGGTCAGGCTGATTAAAGGCGATGCGCGCCGCGAGGGTGGACTGTTCCGCGAGACCTTCCCCGACAGCAGCAAGCGTCGGGACCGCAAATCAGGGTCGAAGGGCGATGTGCCGCAGCTGCTGCTCAATGTGGACCGGTTGAAGGACACGGTAGACGCCAACGTGAAGCGGGCCGAGCCCGGCCCGGGCTATTACCACTTCCCCGACTGGTTGCCAGAGGCGTTCTACGCCGAACTGACAGCCGAATCGCGGACGGCAAGGGGCTGGGAGAACTTGGCCAAGCGTCGCAACGAGGCATTCGACCTCTGCGGATATGCAGAGGGCATGGCGCTGTGGCTGAAGGTTCCGGCCATCAACTGGACCGCGCCGCCGCCATGGGCCGCGCCGTGGGACGACAACCCTGACGTGAGGGCAGACGACACAGCGCCGGCGCCAATGCCGCGCACGCGCACCCGCCGCGTCATCCGAAGCAAGTACCTGGGACGCTGAAATGGCATTCACCAACAAGCAAGTCGAGCAACTGGAGGCCGCGATCGCGGCTGGCGTGCTGAGCGTCCGATATGCCGACCGCACCGTGACCTACCAGAGCCTGGTGGAAATGCGCCGCCTGCTGAAGCAGATGCGCGACGAGCTGGGCCAAGCCGCAGGTGCGCCGCGTCGTTGTCGCATCGTGCGCCTCTACCAATCGGGGACCGGCAATGTCTGATACAGCCGAGAGCAGCTATCGCGCCGCCGGCAACGGCCGCCGCCTCCGGACCTTCCGGCCGACGTCACTCGGGCCCAACGCGTCACTGCTGGGCCTTCCGACGCTGCTGGCGCGCGCCCGGCATCTGGCTCGGAATGACCCGTGGATGGTCAGTGCGCTCAACAAGAGCGTGTCCAATGGCATCGCCACCGGCATCCAAGCCAAGCCCATCTGGGGTACGAAGGACCACAAGAAGAAGCTCACCAAGCTGTGGACCCGCTGGGGCAAGTACGCTGATGCCGATGGCGTGCTGGTGTGGGAAGGGCTGCAGGCGCTGGCCTGGCGCGAATGGAAGGAGGCCGGTGAGGTGTTCGCCCGCATCCGGTACCGTCGGGCAGAAGATGGTTTGCCAGTGCCGCTGCAGGTGCAGCTGATCGAATCGGAGCAGTGCCCGCAGCACTACAACGGCGTGGCCAGCAACGGCAACGTGATCCGGCAGGGCATCGAGATCGATAGCATCGGCCGGCGCGTTGCCTACTGGATGTACCGGGAGCACCCCGGCGACCTGCAGCTGACCGTCAACGGCAACGAGCTGGTCCGCGTGCCGGCAGAGCAGGTGCTGCACCTGTACCGGCCGAACCGTGCGGGTGCGATGCGGGGCGTGCCGGGCTCGGCGCCGGCCCTGCTGCGCATGTTCAACCTGGACCGACTCGATGATGCGGTGCTGGAGCGCCAGGCCTTGGCCAACCTGTTCGCAGGCTTCATCACCACCGCTGCCGACGCGGATGGGGAAGAGGGCGATGCCGTCGGAGACCTGATCACCGATGAGGACGCGGATGGGACGGCACTCGGAGGCCTCGAGCCCGGCACCCTGCAGGAGTTGCCTCCGGGCCGAAAAATCGAGTTCGCCAATCCACCCAGCGCCGGCTCGGACTATGCCGAGTTCCTCCGTGGGCACCTGCTGGCGATCTGTGCCAGCCAGGACGTGCCCTACGAGGTGCTCACCGGCGACCTGCGCAATGTATCCGACCGCGCGCTGCGCCTGATCCTTAACGAGTTCCGCCGGGTGATCGAGCAGGACCAGTGGCTCTTCATGATCCCGATGTTCTGCCAAAGGGTGCGAGACGCCTTCATCGACCAGGCCGTGCTGTCGGGTCTGCTGAAGGTGCCGCGCTACGCGGCCCTGCGTGATGACGTAACCGAAACCCTGTGGGTGCCCGAGGGCTGGCCTTGGAGCCACCCTGTGCAGGACGTGACCTCTGAGCTCAAGGCGGTACGCGCGGGCTTCAAGTCGCGCAGCAAGGTGGTACTGAGCGCTGGCGAGGATCCCGAACAGGTAGATGCCGAGCAGGCGCGGGACAACGAACGTGCTGACGCGGCTGGGCTTCGCTACGACAGCGACCCGAGGCGTACGAACGCTTCCGGTGCCCGGCAGGACGACAAACCCGGCGCCCCTGGCGCCAACAACGATGAAGGGAATGACGATGACGAGTAAGCCTGGCCTGTTGGCCCGAATGCTGGGTCGCGGCAGCCGTGCGCCGGTGGTGGCCTCGCTCGCTGCCGCGGTTCTCAATCAGCCCCTGCTGGTGCAGCCGACCATCGGCGAGGCACTTGTGGGCGGCTATCTGGAAGGGAAGGTTACCAGCGACGACAGCGTGCTGAAGGCTGACCGCTTCGAAGTGTCCGGACCCGATGGGCAGCCGGTAGGCGTTGCCCAGAAACTGATCGGTGTGATCAACCTGTCCGGTGCAATGGTCAACCGGCCGATGCCCGGCGCCAGCGGCCCCGGGCCGGTGAGCTATGCCGCAGTTCGCGACTTCTTCGATGAGCTACTTAACGATGATGCGGTGACCTCCATCATCCTGCGGCTGGACACTCCGGGCGGCATGGCGTCGGGCTGCTTCGACCTGGTCGACCACATCTTCGAGGCGCGGGGCCGGAAGCCGGTGTACGCGTTGGTCGATGATCATGCCTACTCCGCCGGGTTCGCACTCGCTTCGGCGTGCGACGAGATCTGGATCAGCCGCACCGGCGGCGTCGGATCGGTGGGCGTTGTGCGCTTCCACCACGACTGGAGCGGCAACAACGCGCAGGTTGGCCTGAAGGTGACGCCGCTGTTCGCCGGCGCCCGCAAGGTCGACTTCAACCCGAACTTCCCGCTTAGCGAGGAAGCGCATGCCGAGGCGATGGTCGATCTGCAGGAAATGTACACGCTGTTCGTCGATACCGTGGCGCGCAACCTCGACATGGAATCTGAGGCCGTTCGCGCTACCGAGGCGGCCTGCTACCGCGGCCAGGCCGCGGTGGAGATGGGCTTTGCTACCCGGCTCGGCACCTGGCACGACCTGGTCGCGCACCTCGGCGCGGGCGAAGCGGCACCGCCGCCAGCGCCGGGCAATCCCGATCCGGACGAAGAGCCAGAGGCAGCGGCAACGCCGCCGGTACCCGAGGCCGCATCCGCACCGCCTGCAGCAGTCGTGGAAAACCCGGCAGCTGCGTTGGCAGCTGCGATCGTATCCAGCGAGCTGCCGCCGGCACTCGCGGTGGCCGTGCTGCGGCGGCCGCTGCAGGAGGGTGAACCGGCTGCCAGCGCCATCGAGTACGCGACCGCAGTGCAGGACGCCTGCGCAGCGGCGCTGCTTGGCGATGACACCCTCGCAGCCAGCTTCATCGAGAAGAACACCGACCTCGACACGGTGCGTGCACAGCTGCTGTCGATGAAGGCGGAGGAAGGCCGCAGTACCCAGATCATCACCGCACACCCGGCCTCCAAGGTCGACCAACGCGCCGCCGACATCAAGGCGCAGCTGAACCCCAACCACATCTACAAGAACCGAGGAAACTGACGATGGAAATTTCCCTGGCCGGCACCCGTACCGGCGAATTCCTGCTGTCCGAAGCGGGCGGCGAGCGCAGCCGCGAACTGATCCGTCTGCCGGCCGGGCAGGGCATGCTGTCCGCCGGCACCCTGCTCAAGGCGGACAACACCGTTGCCGCCAACGGCACGGACGCGGTGAAAGTGCTGTACGGCCCGGTCGACACCGGCGCCGATTCCGGAGCACTGGCCGTCAAGGGTGCCGCGATCGCGCGCGACGCCGAAGTGTTCGGCGAAAAGCTTGTGTGGGCCAGCGGCGTCACTGCTGACCAGAAGCTGCTGGCCGCGCTGAGCCTGGCTGAGTCGGGCATCATCACCCGATGGACCCAGCAGCCGATCGCGTCGAATTCAGCTGATCACCTGGTGTTCGTCTCGACTCCGCTGACCGGCACCGCCGGCGAAGCGCTGGGCCCGATCGTTGTCCACGTCAAGGATGTCTTCGGCGCGCTGGTGACCGGCAGTACGGTCAGCGCCACCCTGGCCAAAGCCACCGGTACCGGCAACCTGACCGGCGGCGGCGCTAAGGCCGCGGTCGCCGGCATCATCACCTGGGATGCCGCGACGCTGAGCGCCGCCGGTGACTACACCCTGAAGGTGACCGCCGCTGATCTGGCCGAGGCAACCACGGAAACCATCACCATCGCCGCCGGCGGCTGACGCCCGGCGCGCCTTCACCGCCTGACTCCTGGCCCCGCTTCGGCGGGGCCTTTTCGTATCCCCTTTCAAGAGAGACAACACCATGGATCTGCAGACCCTCCTGGCGCTGGGCGTGCTGAGCTTCGATGCCCTGAACGCCTACATCAACAACCTGCCGCGCATCTCCACCCGCCTCGCCGATATGCGCCTGTTCCAGGAACAGGGCCTGGTGGGCACCACCATCGTCAAGGTGGGCATCAACGGGACCAAGCTGGTGCTGGTTCCGAACGTTCCGCGTGGTGCGCCCGGCCAGCCGAAGGGGCTGGAGCGCGGCAAGGTGAAGCTGCTGGAAACCACTCACCTGCCGCAGAACTCGACCGTAATGGCCGACCAGCTGCTCGGTGTCTATGACCCGGCCGACCCGGAAGGCAACAACGTTGCTGCCGTGGTCAACGCACTGCAGGTGGTGCACAAGCGCGATCTGGACTTCACCATCGAGTACCACCGCATGGGCGCGCTGCTGGGCAAGATGCTTGATGCCGACGGCTCAGTGATCATCGACTTCTACGAAGAATTCGGTGTCGATCAGTCGGTCATCGGCATGGAGCTGAACAAGGACGCCACCAAGGTCCGCGCCAAGTGCATGGCGATCAAGCGCGCGATCGAGGACAAGCTGGGAGGCATCCCGTACACCGGCATCCATGCGTTCTGCAGTGCCGGTTTCTTCGATGCCCTGACCGACCACCCGGACGTGCAGAAGGCCTACGAGCGCTGGCAGGACGGTGCCGCGCTGCGCGATGACGTCCGCAAGGGCTTCGTTTTCGGCGATATCACCTTCGAAGAGCTGCAGGGCAACACCGGCGGTGATCTGGCCCTGGCCGACGGCGAAGCCATCGCGTTCCCGCTGGGTGTGCCGGACATGTTTCTGACCCGCTTCGCGCCAGCGGACTACCTGGAAACGGTGCGCGGCATCGGCCTGCCGTACTACACCAAGACTGCACCGATGCGCATGAACAAGGGCATCCAGCTGGAAAGCCAGTCCAACCCGCTGAACATCAACACCCGCCCGGATGCGGTGATCCGCCTGAAGGCCGGCTCGAAGTAAGCGGCTATGGCCCGGCCCGCTTCGGCGGGCCGGGCAGGAGGTTGTATGGCCCAGATCAGGATCGGGGTCGACCCCGACAATGCCTTCGGACGGCAGCTCACGGAACTGGAACAGTCACAGCTTCCGTTCGCCGCCTCGCAGGCCGCCAACAAGGTGGCCTACGAGATCCGCGAACGGTGGAAGCGGCAAGCGCCCCGCGTGTTCGATCGCCCCACGCCACTGACCACGAATGCGGCGATGTACCGGAAGGCCACCAAGGCCCAGCCGTATGCCGAGATCTACATCCGCGACGAAGCCTTCAAGGGCACTCCGCCGGCGAAGTACCTGCTGGCAGAAGTCGATGGTGGCCAACGTCGCCGGAAAGGATTCGAGCGGCTGCTGCAGAGCAGAGGTCTGCTGTCGCCGACCCAGTTCGCAGTGATGGGGCGGGGCGCCCAGGCCAACCAGTTCGGCAACGTGCCGGCCGGGCAGGTGACGAAGATCCTTTCCCAGCTGGGGGCGCAGCGGGACCGCTACCAGAACCAGACCAACGTCAGCCGGAAACGGAGGCGAGGCAAGAAGAACAACCGGGATGGCGAGTACTTCGTCATCACCAAGCGCCGCGGCGTTCTGCGGCCCGGTATCTACGAGCGGATCGGTCGCGGTTCTGGCGTCCGATCCATCTTCATTTTCACCAACACAGCCGCATACAGCCCGCGCTACGACATCTTCGGCATGGCCGAGGACACCTGGAAGCGGTTGATGCCGTTCTTCCTGAAGCGTGAGCTGGAGAAGGCGATGGAAACCGCGAGGCCCCTTCCTTGAACCAGAAAGCATTCATGCAGGCCTTCGATGCAGTCGCATTCGGTGCCTTCCGTGCCGCCGGCGTGGCCGACGCCGCTCACTATCTTGCCCCGGGCGCAGATGCGGAGGTGCCGTGCACGGTGATGCTGGACGAGGATGTTGAGCAGTTCACAGCGGACGACGTTGCACCGATCGCCACCACCATTGATCGGATCACCCTGCAGCTGGCCGAGGTTGCTCCGCGAACTGGCGGCGTGGTGCGCATTGATGGCACCGGTCGCCGGCTGAAGCTGGTCCAGAAGATCCGTGCCGATGAGTCGACGGCGGTGTGGGAGGTGGCCAGTGCCTGATGCCATTTCCAGCCCACGCCGCCAGCTGTTGCTGGCGATGGGCAAAACGCTGCAGCTGATCAGCACAGAGAACGGCTACCTGACCGATGCCGGCGCCGGCTGGACGCTCGAGCCCGTCCCGGGCGACCAGGACACCCAGGCGGTGCTGACTGCTGTCATCGAGAAGCAGCAGCGGGCGGAGACGCCGTCAAAGGTAAACACACATCGGCTGACCACCGTGAGCGTCATCGCCAAGGTCCCCGCCGACACGGATGGCTACCAGCGGAAGCTGGACGACCTGGTCACCGACGTCGAGGCGTCCATGGACAGCCGCGAGACAGCGCGCAACTTCCCCGATGGCATCCAGGTGCCGGTCTACGTCGGCATGGAGCCGCTGATGCCGGACAAGGCCAGCGCCGGCTGGGTCGGCGTCCTGATTACCTACCAGACCCACATCCCCAAGAAATGACCCGCCGCTCAGCGGCAACCCAACTGGAGAGCCATCATGGCCGAAGATTACAGCTACCTGGGCAGCGGCATCGTCCTGATCCGCAAGTGGGGCAGCAACGAACCGTTCCTCGAAGTGGGTAATGTGTCCGCATTCACCGTCGCGCCGCAGACCAGCACGATCGAGCTGGCCGACTACCAGAACCCGGGCGGCGGCACCGCGAACCGCGTCGATCGCGTGACCGGCTACAACCTCAACTACACCTTCCACGACTTCAATGCGGAGAACTTTGCACGTGCCACGCGCGGTAAGGCCAGCTCCATCGCTGCAGCGAGCGTGGCCGACGAACCTGCCGTCGCGGCAAAGGGCTCGTTCGTGCCCCTGCAGCACCTTGCCAGCAGCATCACCACGGTGGAAAACATCGCCGGCACCACCGAGTTCGAAGAGGGCAAGGACTTCCGATTCGAGCGCGGCATGCTGTTCATCCCGGCAGACTCGACGATCCCGGCTTCCGTCGGAGGTGCAGCCAATATCCACGTGACGTATCAACACGGTGATCTGGGACATGTGGAAGCCGCTGTTACCGCACAGGCCTTCTACGAAATGCAGTTCTACGGCGCGAACGAGGCGCGTGGCGGCAAGTTGGTGCGCTTGGTGGCGCACAAGGTCACCGGTGGCGTCATCGAGAGCATGGGCCTGATCGGCAACGAATTCGGCGCTGGCAGCGTTCCGGGCGCTCTGCTGAAGGACTCGTCCAAGGCAACGGGCCCGGACAAATCCGCCTACTTCGCCTGGCAGCAGGAGAAGTAAGCCGTGACCGACGAAGACGTCATTACCCCGCCGACCCGTACTGTTACCTTCCGTGGCGAGATGCTGGTGGTGGGACCGCTGCGGCTGCAGCAGGTTGGCCCGTTCATCACCGCCAGCCGCACCATCATCGCCCGCGTGGCGATGATGGCCGGCGCAGTCGAGGCCGCAGAGCCGGCTGCCATCGGCGCAATCATGCTCGATCTGCTCGAGCAGGACGGGCCAGAGATCGCCGCTGCATTGGCGGTGGCGGTTGACCGCGAGCCGGACTGGATCGCCGCAGGGACGTTGGATGAAGTCGCCGATCTGCTGGAGGCCGTGGTGGGATTGAACCGCGATTTTTTTGCCCGCCGGCTGCAGCGGCTGCTGCTGATGGCCAAGCCGCCGGCGGCAGAGAGTACGGCCTAGCCGACCTCGTCCAGTACCTGATCGCCCACGGGCATTCGCGGCGCGACGTGATGACATACACCTTGGCGCAGCTTCGGGCTTTCACCGCCGCTGCCGCCCAGGACGACCGCGATCGCATCGCGGAATTCGCGGTGGCCACGCGTATGGCCATGGCTGCACCCGTAGCCGATTGGCAGATGTATCTGGCCGCACTGCGTGGCCACGCCCCCGTGGGGCAGACACAAGGGAAGATGACCCATGGCTGAGCCTTCAGCGAATCTCCGTGTCCGCATCAGTGCGGACCTGGCCGACATCAGGCAGGGGCTGGGCGTGCTCACCCGGCAACTGCGGGAAGTGCGCAGCGAGGCGGCACGGCCATTGCCGGCGAAGAACGGAATCACCGACCTCGGTGTGTCTGCTGGTCAGACCGCACAGGCCATGCGTCAGCTGCCGGCCCAGTTCACCGACATCTTCACCAGCCTGCAGGGCGGCATGCCCTTCTTCACGGTGCTGGTGCAGCAGGGCGGGCAGATCAAGGACAGCTTTGGCGGTGTCGAGCCGGCATTGAAGGGGGTGTCGTCCGCAGTGCTGGGCATGGTCACCCCGGTCACGGTGTCGGCCGCCGCTGTTGGGCTGCTGGTCTACGCCTGGTACGACGCCGAGCAGCAGGCCCAGGCCTACACGAAGGCGCTGGTGCTATCGCGTAATGAGGCCGCCGCCACGACCCTCACCCTGGTGACCCTCGCGCAGCGCACCAGCGATGCGCTGAACGTCACTGCTGGTGCCGGTGCCGAGGTGGCCCAGGCCGTTGGTGCGAATGGCCGAATTGCTGCGCAGAACATGCAGGCAGTGGCTGCCGCGGCAGTGGCGATGAAGGAAGTAACCGGGCAAGCGATCGAGGATACGGTCGCCCTGTATGGGAAGCTTGCTGAAGAACCGATCAAGAACTCGCAGAAGCTCAACGAGCAGGTCAACTTCATGACCGTTGCTCTCTACGAGCAGGTCAAAGCGCTGCAGGAGCAGGGCCGCAACCAGGACGCTGTAACGGTGATCACCCGTGCGGCGGCCGATGAGACTGTGATGGCGCTTGCCCGGGTCCGCGCCAGCCAGAATCCGGTGATCCGCGGCTTCAAGGACCTGTGGGCTGAGGCGACGAAGGCGTGGTCTGCGATGCAGGCCAACGTCGGCCTCGGGCCTGCTGCGGCGCAGATGCAGCAGCTGGTCGCGGAGAACCAGCGAGAGCTGGCGAAGCTGAACGATCTGGCGTCGGGAAACCAGCGGGGACTGCCCTTGGCCAGGAATCCCATCGCGTTGGCAGCGATGGAGAAGTCCATCAAGGAGCGCTCGGAGAAGATCAAGGCTCTGGCCGTAGATCTGATCAAGGAACGTAAGGATGCTGAAGTCAAGGCCGCGCAGGACGCAAGCGCCGAGTACGTGCAGCAGCAGGACACAATCATTGCTTCCCAGGCTTCGAAGGAGCAGAAAAAAAAGGACGAGATCGCGCGTATCAACGGACAAGCAGACGTTGTCAGGCGCAAAGCCGCAGCTGCGGGGCTCGTGGACGAAGTGCGGGTGATCGAAGAGCGCAGAGCCGCCGCCGTCGCAGCTATTGAGAAAAAGTACCGCGAGAAGCCAACCACGGGTACAGGATCCGCATCACGGGCGGCTGGGCTGCAGGGCTACAAGGACGACCTAGTCGCCGAACAGGCGCAGATCACCGCCGGCACCCAGATGCTCCGTGCCCAGTACTCCGCCAGGGAGATCACTGCGAGCGAGTACTACAGCCGCATGCGGGATCTGCTGCAGCAAGGAACGGATGCCCAAGCGAAGTCATTGGAGGGGCAGATTGCATTCCTGCAGAGGCAGGCGGTCGCGGGCAAGGACGCCATCAGCGTGAACCGGCAGATCGGCGACCTTGAAGCGCGGCTCACCAAGGTCCGCACCGAGGGCGCCGGCGCACTGCAGGTACTGACGACCGAAGAAACGGCAGCGGCCAAAACTCGGGCCAACGTCATTGCGGCCTATGCCAACGCGCTGGAAGCGAGCAACCAGGCATTGGAGCGGCAGCTTTCGACTCAGGCCCAACGCGTCGGTATGGGAGATCGCGAGTACGAAATCCAGCAGCGCATCAACGACGCGTACGCTGACCAAGCGGACAAACTGCGCGAGCTGCAGCTGCAAATGAACGCGGGGCAGATTGATCAGGAGACGTTCGAAGCCGAAAGGGCGGAGTTGCTGTCCAAAACGCTCGACCGCCTGCAACTCATCCGTGATGGCTATGAAGAGCTGCGGCAGGCCGAGGGCAACTGGTTGGCCGGTGCCAGCGCTGCATGGGCGAATTACCAGCAGCAGGCTGGCAACGCCGCTCAGCATATGGGAGGCATCGTCAACACCGTCATCGGGAGCTTCGAAGATGCCTGGGTGCAGTTCACGACGACGGGCAAAGCCAGCTTCTCTGACATGACGAAGGCCATCCTTGCCGATCTGGCCAGGATCGCAGCACGCCAGGCCATCATGGGCATCGTGAACGCGGTGGCCAGCGCCTGGGGTGGCGCTGGCGTCTCTACCGCTGGCGATCAGGCCGTCAACGCCGGCACCAGCAGCATCAACAACCAGCTGTTCCAGAACATGAAGCTGGGCGGCGGCTATTCCACCGGTGGCTACACGGGCGATGGCGGCGTGAGCGAGCCAGCAGGCGTCGTGCACAAGGGCGAGGTGGTGTGGTCACAGAAGGACGTCGCGCGCGCCGGTGGCGTCGACGTGGTCGAAGCAATGCGCAAGGGCCTGAAGGGGTACGACACCGGCGGCGCCGTCAGCACTTCCACAGCGGGCGCTGGGCGAGCAGGTGGGCTGCTCATCCAGGGAAACCTGAACATCAACGCCACCGAGCAGGAAAGCGACCAGCCAGAGGTCACCGACAAGCAGATCCGGGACAGCTTCACCGGCGCGATCAACGAGTGGGCGGTCAAGAACCTTCGTCCCGGTGGGCTTCTCTACGGTGCGGGATATCGAGCATGAAAGAGACCTTCGTCTGGTGCGTTTATAGCTCGCCGCCGAGCGTGGAATACGAGGCCATCACGCGCGCGGCAGTGTTCGGAGATGGCTACTTGCAGGAAGCCCCCGACGGCATCAACAACGAAAAGCAGACCTGGGAGCTAGAGCTTTGGGGACATCGCGAGGCCGACCAAATGGGGAATGCAAAGGCCTTTCTGCGGCTCCGCCGCCAGCGCGGCGAGTCCTTCCTGTGGACACCGCCTGGAGAGCCCGAAGCCTTGTACCGCTGCACGAAGCTGAGCGCCGTGGACGAGCTTGAGGGCTACCTGCGGATCAGCTGCACATTCGAACAGACATTCCAGCCGTAAGGAGAGGCAATGGCACTTCAACCGATCGACACCAGCACAGACCACGGCACGTACAAAGGTGACCCGGCGAAGACAGCTTTCGACAAGGTCAACGCCAACGACATGTACCTGCAGGGATTGGCCAGCGCTGCGCAGACGATCGCCAGCGCGGCGCTTCCGCGCGCCGGCGGAACGCTGACAGGGGACACTGTCCTGTTCGGCGGCACGTTTCGCATTGCGCCGAATGTGGCTGGCGATCAAATGTTCCTCCGGTCAGAGGGCGCCACCGGTGTGACCATTGACGCCGTAAACAACCCCAACAGCGCGTATGCAGCGCTATCCATTCGTGGCAGCGCAATCAACCTCAACGGTCCTGTGAACGTCTCCAGCACGCTCTCTGTGCCGCAGAACTTCAAGAGCGCCAACGCCAACGTGGTGCTGGCCACCGGTATTGCCGGTACCGTGTTCCTGCGACCCAATGGCACCGACAGCGCTGTGGGGCAGCTGACCCTTGGGTCAACTGGGATCTGCAGCGCCCCGTCGTTCAACCCCACCTCCTCAGCCGACGTCAAGGACTACATCGAGGGCTACGCTGGGGATGCTGATTCGGATCTGAACCGGCTCGTGGTGATAACCCACAAGTACCGTCCCGAGTTCCTCGATAGCAACAAGACCTACATCAGTCTGCTGGCGGAGAATGTGCACAGCGTGCTGCCGGCGGCAACTGACGGTGACTACCAGGTCATCGAGCAAGAGCCCTACGAGCGCCCTGTAGTGATGAAGGTCGAGCTACCCAACGAGGACGGGGAGGGCACGCGTGAGGTAGATATCCAGGGGGTGGAGACTGCTTGGCGGGAGGTCATTCGGTACGTACCAATGAACGTCAATCTCATGCCCATCCTTGCGCTCTGTGTGCGTGGGCACCAGACCAAGGACCGGCGCATTCGTGAGCTAGAAATCGCTGTCGCATCGCTGCAGGCCATCATCCAGCCACCGACGGGACCGGGTGCATGATCACCGCCGATGTGCAGCAGTTGGAGCCTGGTGGCAGGGTGACTCTTTATGAACTTGACGCCAGCAGTTTCGGCGCTGACCAGCTGTTCTTCCACGCACACCTGCAATCGGGCGTAATTTGGTGGCAGGGTCAAGAGTATGGCGCGTGGCCAATCAAGACAGAGGGCTTCGCCAGGACCGGCGATCAGCCGCCCACTCCGAAGCTCAGCGTCAGCAACATCGACGGCCGCATCTCTGCCTTGTGCTTGGCCTTTGATGACTTAGTTGGTGCCAAGGTCATCCGCCGCCAGACGATGATGAAGTATCTGGACGCAGCGAACTTCCCCGAGGGCAACCCAAGGGCGGACCCTAACGAGCATTTCCAGGACGAGGTGTGGTTCATCGAGCGCAAGACCTCCGAGGACAAGGAAACTATCGAGTTCGAACTGACCACTGCTATCGACCTCAATGGTGAGCAGCTACCTGGCCGGCAGATCATTGCTGGCGTCTGCGGCTGTCTGATCCGTGGAGGTTACCGTGGCCCCTACTGTGGCTATACCGGCCCGGCCGTGGCTGATGCCAACGATCTCCCGACCGACGATCCGGCGCGCGATCAGTGCAGCGGCCTGGTTCGCGGCTGCAAGCTGCGCTTCGGTGCCGACAAAGAGCTTCCGTACGGCGGTTTCCCCGCCGCAGGCTTGCTTCGCACCTGATGACCTGTAATTTTCCGCTGCCCCAGCAGCACTATCTAGGCCCGCCCAGCGCGGGCCTTTTCTATGGGCGACACCCATGCAACAGAGCACCCTGCAGGCCATCCAGGCGCACGCCGTGGCCGAATACCCCCGCGAGTGCTGCGGACTGATTGTGGCTACGGCCGGCGGTGAGGCCTACGTTGCCTGCCGCAATGTGGCGACGACCCCCAGCGAGCACTTCGTCCTGCCGGCAGAAGACTACGCTGCCGCAGAAGAAGAGGGTCCGATACTGGCGCTGGTTCACAGCCATCCCAACGTCTCGGCAGCGCCGTCTGACTCCGATCGGGTTATGTGCGAGGTCAGCGGTCTGCCTTGGCACATCGTCAGCGTCGGCCAGTGCACAGGCGCCGAGCCGGAATGTGGTGACCTGCGGAGCATTGAGCCGTGCGGATATGTGGCGCCGCTGGTTGGTCGCCAGTTCGCCCATGGCATCCTCGACTGCTACACCTTGGTCCGCGACTTTCATGCGAGGGAGTTGGGCATCCTTCTCAGCGATTACGATCGGGAGGATGACTGGTGGGAAAAGGGGCAGGACCTCTACAGTTTGGAACGGCTGTGTGCCGAAGGTTTCGAGCTAACTGAGGGTGAGCCGCGCCGCGGCGATATGGTCCTGATGCAGATCCGGTCCGCCGTGCCGAACCATGCCGGCATTTACCTCGGCAATGGTCAGATGCTGCACCACCTTCATGGCCGCCTGTCCGAGGTTGTGCCTTACGGCGGAATGTGGTCAGAGCGAACCCGCTACATCGTCCGCCACAAGGAGTCTCGCCGTGGCTGAACGCATGCGCACCATTCGCCTTTACGGCCAGCTGGGCAGCCGCTTCGGACGCTCCTTCCGTCTGGCCGTGAACAGCCCCGCCGAGGCCGTCCGTGCGCTCTGCGCGATTCTCCCGGGCTTCCAGCAGTACCTGGCCCACGCGAAGGAGCAGGGTATGGCTTTCGCCGTCTTCGTCGGCAAGCAGAACATCACGAAGGAACAGCTGCAGGATCCACCGGGCTCCGAGGACATTCGCATTGCACCGGTGATGCTTGGTAGCAAGCGCGGCGGTGTGCTGAACATCATCCTTGGAGTCGTGCTGATCGTCGTCGGCGTCTATACCAACAACGTCAACCTGATCGTGCAGGGGGCCGTAATGGTGATCGGCGGCGTCGCGCAGATGCTTGGTCCCCAGCCGAAAGGGCTTGGCTCGCAAGACAACGTCGACAATAGGCCGAGCTACAGCATGAATGGAACTGTCAATACTCAAGCCCAAGGCAATCCAGTTCCGCTGCCCTATGGTGGGCACGACACAAAAGGGATGCTGGTTGGCTCTGCAGTGATTAGCGGCGGCATCCAGGCGGAGGATCAGCTTTGAACGCTTCTGTCGTTTCGAAGGCACTGCCCCACCACATTGGCCAGGCCATCCGCTTGGCGGGCTCTGGCGGAAAGAGCGGATCCAATGCCCGCACTCCTGTTGAAACGCCGGACAGCCTCCATTCGACGGCCGTGGCTCGAATCGTGGACCTTGTGGGCGAAGGTGAGATCCGTGGTCTCGTCGCCGGGAATCAGTCCGTCTACCTCAACCAAGTGCCGATCCAGAACCCCGACGGCACGTTCAACTTCTCCGGCGTGTCGGTGGAAACCCGCTCTGGAACGCAAGATCAGTCGTACATTCCAGGCTTCCCTTCGGTCGAGAATGAGGTTGCGGTCAACGTCGAGTTGCGGGGAGGCGAGCCGGTAGTCCGCACCGTGATTGGCCCCGATCTGTCAGCGGTCCGCATCCGTCTGGCCGTTCCTGCTCTGCAGGAGGTGGACGGCGAGAACGGCGACCGGAAGGGCTACTCGATAACCTACGCGGTTGATCTTTCGGTCGATGGAGGTCAGTTCTATACCGTTTTGACCGAAGCCATCACCGGCAAGACGACTTCCCAGTATGAACGCAGCCGCCGCATTGATCTGCCAGCCGGGTCGCAGTGGCAGGTGCGCATCCGGCGCATCACACCGAACCGAAACAACTCGCTGATCTCGGATACGGTGAACGTGCTGTCGATGACCGAGATCATCGACGTGAAGCTGCGCTACCCGAACTGCGCGCTCGCGGCCGTGCAGGTGGACGCCAGTGCATTCCAGAGCATCCCGTCGCGTTCCTACCGTATCTGGGGCCGAATCGTTCGGGTGCCGGCCAACTACGACCCTATCAGTCGCATCTACTCGACCAGCGGCCCAGGCACCACCAACGGGGCTTGGGACGGGACGTTCAAGGCTGCCTGGACCAATAACCCAGCGTGGGCGTTCTTCGACATCGTGACCAACGATCGATTCGGCCTGGGTAACCGCATCCCCCTGGACTGGGTGGACAAGTGGCGCCTGTACCAGATCGCGCAATACTGCGACCAGCTGGTGAGCGATGGTCTGGGAGGGCAGGAGCCGCGCTTCACCTGCAGCCTGTACCTGCAGAGTCGCGCGGATGCGTACCGCGTGCTGCAGGATATGGCCAGCATGTTCCGCGGCATCAGCTTCTACGCGGCAGGCCAGGTCATGGCGTCTGCCGATATGCCCAAGGATCCCAGTGCGACCTTCAGCCCGGCAAATGTAATTGGCGGCCGGTTCCGATATGAAGGCAGTGGCCGCAAGGCGCGGCATACCGTTGCGCTGGTGTCGTGGACGGACCCTGACGATTTCGGCCGGCAGAAGGTTGAGCCGGTGCAACACAAGGAAGGCATCGCCCGTTATGGAGTGAACCAGACCGAGGTAACTGCCATCGGCTGCCATTCGCGCGCCCAGGCTCAGCGCGTAGGCAACCACATCTTGTTCACCGAGAACCTCGAGACGGAAACGGTGAGCTTTGCCGTGGGCCTGGACGCGCTGAACTGCATGCCGGGCGATGTGATCCAGGTTTCGGACCCCAACCGTTCAGGCCGACGCAACGGCGGCCGCGTGCGCACCGCTGCAGCCGATAGCCTGACGCTCGACCGCATCCCCGATGAAATGGCCCCGGGAGACTCGTTGCACGCGACGCTTCCCAGCGGGAAGATTGAGGGCAGGACCATCATCAGCGTTGACCGTGTCAGCGGTGTGGTGACCGTTGCGGCCCCGTGGTCGGCCATTCCCGTGGACCAGTCTATCTGGGCGACAGAGTCCAGCGAGCTGGCGCTGCAGCTGTTCCGCGTTGTCGGCGTGGCCGAGGGCGAGGATCTCACGTACAACATCACGGGTCTGAAGCACGTCCCAGGGAAGTATGCGGCGATTGATGACGGCACGCGGCTTGAGCTTCCGCCGATCAGCATCATCCCGCCCAGCGTGCAGCCGCCGCCGACCAATGTGGAGCTGTCCTCGCACGTGGTGATCGACCAGGGCATTGCCACGCCCACGCTGACCATCCAGTGGGACGCGGCAGACAAGGCCATCGCCTACGACGTGGAATGGCAGCGTGACGACCTGAACTGGGTGCGTGCTGGTCGGGTGGGAACGACAAGCATCGATGTGCCGGGCATCTACGCCGGCCAGTATCTGGCGCGGGTGCGCGCGGTCAATGCCCTGAACGCGGTGTCGATCCCGGCGACGAGCTTACTGACCGACATCCGCGGCAAGACCGAGCCGCCGGCGGCGGTCACGTCGTTGACCGCGACGCCGATCGTGTTCGGCATCCAGCTGGCTTGGGCGTTTCCTCCGGGGGCGACTGACACTCAGCGCACGGAAATCTGGCGCAGCACCGGGCCGAATCGAGAAATGGCAGTCAAGCTCGGGGACTACGCCTACCCGCAGAACCGTCTTCAGTTGGACGGTCTAGCAGCAGGTGCCCAATTCTATTTTTGGGCACGCTTGGTGGACAGGACTGGCAACATCGGCCCTTGGTACCCGACGGGTGCCGGCGTGATGGGTGAGGCCAGTACGGACGTTACGCTTTATGACGCCTATTTCGCTGGCCGTATCACCGAAAGCGCGCTGGGTCACGATCTGTTGTCCAAGATCGAGGCCATCGACAGTTTGAAGCCACTGCTTCCACTTGCTTGGGATGCGGCCGCGACCTACGAACCTGGCCAGACCGTGGTCTTTGGAGGGCGCACCTACGTGTGGCGCGCTGCGCAGCCTGGCAACAAGCAGCCGCCCACCGACGAGTGGCAGGATGTCGGCGCCGGCATGGCTGGATATGGTGCGTTGCTCAGTCAGGTTGAGCAAAACACGCAGGACGTCAGCAAAGTCGACGGAAAGGTTCTGGCGCAGGGTCAGAAGATCAGTGGCATCACCGCGCAACTGGATGTAAAGGCTGCTGGTGAATCCGACTGGGGCGCCGGCGATACAACGGTGTTTGCCGGCACGGTGACCTTGCAGAGCGTCATCGCCAGCCAAGACCTGGTACAGGCGCTACGCACAGACCAGGTCGAGGTGAAGCTGGGGCAGACAAGCGCCGCGGTGCAGAGCGAGAGTGTCGCGCGTAGTACGGCTGACGAGGCACTGGGCAGGCGCGCCGACACCACTGAAGCGAATCTTGCAGGCACAAACGCAGCGGTACAACAGGTGAGCCAATCGGTGGTAAACCTGGACGGGAAGGTGGCCGCTACCTACACAGTGCGTGCGCAGATCACCAGCGCCGGCCAGATCTACATGGCGGGCATGGGCTTGGGCGTTGAACAGCAGCCCGATGGCAGCTATCAGAGCCAGATCTTGATGCAGGCTGACCGGTTTGGTGTCATCAACGTGGTGAACGGCAACGTCACCGCACCATTCATCATCCAAGGTGGCCAGACCTTCATCAACCAGGCATTGATCGGGACCGCATGGATCACCAACGCCAACATCGCCGACGCCGCGATCACCAACGCGAAGATCAGTGGAGTGATTCAATCCGATGACTACGTGCAGGGGCAGACAGGCTGGCGGATAAACAAGAGCGCCGGTGGTGGTTTCGAGTTCAATGGGACAGTGGCCGGTGGCTACAGGCTCAACGTCACCAACCAAGGCGTCTACGTCTACTACCCAAACGGCGTCCCCGCCGTGGAGCTTGGAGTGTTGCTGTAATGGCTGATGTTGGACTGCGGGTTAGAAGCGAAAACGGCTACGTGGAGTCCTCGGTCACCACCAGGTTCTCGAAGATGATCGGGTCGTACACGTTCCCGCTCTACAACCCGGTCAACTCCAACAACAAATGGGTCGCCCCCCCCGAGGCAAATGGGGGGCTGGTCGTCAACGACTTCTTGGGCGGCGAGCCCTTCTACTATTTCACCTGCGAAGGGCAGAGGTCGGCGTACGGGATGCTGGTCCCATCAGTGACGATATCGGGCAACAGCATCATCTGGAAGTGGGAACCTGACGTGGTGAACTACCACGTCAGGATGGAGATGTTTCCAAGTCAGCCGACCACGAGCACTGTCGGCGGTATCACGCTTCACTATGGGGTATACAGCTAATGGCTGTAGGACTGCGCATACGCAATCAGGGCACCGGGCAGATCCAGATCGGCCTCGGGTATCGGAACCTGCAGCTGGCCAAGTCGGGGACGCTCAATACTGGCACGTTCTCCGGCGGCGCGACCGGCGGCTCTCCACCGTTTGGGTCATGGTCTCCGAGTGGTGTTCTGGCATCAACGAACGGTACGACCAACCTCCACGTCTGCCGGTACATCAATGATGCTGTGTCGACCAATACAGGATTCACCCTGGTCCAAAGCAAGGTGACGTGCGGCGTGTACGCCTCGAGCGCGGCACCCAACAAGCTGCTCGAGTACTACACCTTTAGCGCCGCCGAGCGTGCAGTGGCCGGCCCGGTTGGGCTGCGCATGCGCGGCGCGGACGGCACGGTGTTCTACGACTCGAGGCGAAAGGGACTTCGCGTTCTTCAGGTGGTGCCTGTGCCAACAGTGCCAGGTCCACCCGTTGAAATTGGGCAGTTCTTTCCGGGCACGAAGATCGGAATTGCAATCCCTTCACCGCGGTTCTACTACAACTCGGTATCGCAGGACCGATGCACCATGACTGCGGACTATTTCCACATGACAAGCGACAACCGGATCTTCGTTTCAAGATTGCAGGTTGCCCAACAAACGCTGATCACCAACACCTTCCCGGTTGGCGGCGTAACGATGGGGCCTCAGAGCGCGTCGATCTTCATCGTGGACCTGACCGAGGTGCCGTTGGGGTTTGGCTGACGGCAGCCCCATCACGCCGCGACAACGCGCCCTGCGGCCAGATTGCGGCCATGTGCTATTCCGCCCAAATCGAAGCCGCCTACCAGAAGCTGGTCCGCATGACCGGTGCCACCGTGTCGCTGAAGGAGTTCGCCGCGCTCTACGCCCATGACCCGGGCAAGAAGCGGCCGAAGACCCCGAAGGCGATGGACGACGCATTCCGGGCCGGCACCAGCGCAGCAGAGCGCGCCGTGTGGGCGGAGATCCAGCAGTGGAACCAGGCCGAGGCCACCATCCTGGAGCAAGAGCTTTTCGCCAACCGGAAGCGCCTGGCCGATGCTGAGCGATCGCTGCAGGCCAAGGAGACTAAGAAGGCCCGGGAGGATGTGCGGATCGCCGGCAACAAGATCGAGCGCGCCATGGGCAAGTTGGCCGACCTCAAGCGCGCCGAGGGCAAGGACCGGGACAGCCGGATCTTCCCCGGGGTCTACGCCCCGGTGATCGTCTCGGAAGGCGGCAAGCTTACGATCAAGCCGATGCGCTATCAGTGCCGACTGGCCGGGAAGCCGGCCAACTACGACCAGCGTTTCCCCGGCACCTACAACGCCCGCCGCGACAGCCTGGAGAAGTTCTGGGCGCCGGCCTTCGGCCACACCCACGGCTTGATGGTGGTCCATACCTTCTACGAGAACGTGGAGGGCCCGGACGGCAAGAACCAGGTGGTGCAGTTCACCCCGCGCACGCGGGAGCCGATGCTGGTGGCCTGCCTGTGGTCGCACTGGGTGGACCCGGCCGGCAAGGAGCCGGATCTACTGTCGTTCGCCGCGATCACCGACGACCCGGAACCCGAGGTGGCCGCCGCCGGCCACGACCGGACCATCATCAACATCAAGCCCGAGCACGTCGACGCCTGGCTGAATCCGGATCCAGCCGATCTGGCCTCGCTGTACCGGATCTTTGACGACAAGCAGCACCCGTTCTACGAGCACAGAGCGGCTGCATAAACACCTTGTCCACCACTTATCCACAGGCTTGTCCATAGCCAATGCAATCCCGGTCGTGTGAAGCTGGCATTGTTCCGTTTTCGCAGCGTGTTGTGCTGCCGCTGTAAGACCTTCTGGGCTTGACTGAGCGGCAGTTCTCAACGGGTGAGACACGGCGATTACTCTCGTGTGCGCCGATAGGATTGCGGCACAAGGGATTGCCGAATTTCACTACATTTAGCGTTGACGGACCCAGCGACCCCCACTATCTTCAAGTGGCTGCCTGGGGGCCGGTGCATGTTCTATTTCCCCCTGATCCCCGGCCGCAAAAACGCAAAACCCCGAGGCCATCTTTCGACGGGTAGCCTCAGGGTTGCGCAAACCTAAACGAAGTACCGGCGGCATGGCCGCCAAGTGAAGCGATTACCGATTAGCCGTCGGTAAGGGCTTCAGGCTGAGTCAACTGCCAACTTCTCGGCAGTGAACAAGGCCTAATGTTGATCTTATGCATATCCGCATACACGTCAACGCCTTGGTGGTTCATGCTTCCGTCTAACGAGGCATGAAAATGCAACAAAAACAAGAGTTTGAAGGCGATTCGTTAATTTCCGAGTTGTGGAAATTGGAGAAGACGTCACTGTTCCACCTGAGCAAAGCCCTCGGAGTTCCCGTGGGTCAGCTTCTGGTGGCCGCCAATCGGGCTAGGCCCATTGGGCTGTTACTGCCAGGTCCGGTGGCGGTGCACGTTGACGGCGTGTGTTTCTTCACGCCAACTGACCTGGGCAAGCGTCTCGGCCTCTCACCGCAGAAGTTCAATCGCCTGCTGGCGGATAGGGGATTGCAGGCTAAGCAGGACGGGCAGTGGTGTCCGACTGACGCCGGCAAGCCCTTCGCTGTGCTGCTGCAGGTCCACAAGAAGCAGCAGGCCGGCACTGATGTCTTGCAGCTGAAGTGGAAGGAGACCGTGCTGGCTGCGCTGGCGATGCCCGGCTGATCAATCCGACCTGCGGCCGCTTTATCGCGGCCGCAGGTTTCAGCATCTGCCGCGTCTGACGACAGGGTAACGGTCAGCACCGAGCGGGCGGAATCTCGCAGACAGAGGTGGTGTAGTTCGGCGAGAGCATGTGCTGTCGCATGCCCCAGGCTGGCCGTGTTTGCCAACCTGTCGCGCCCAGGCCCGCGGTTCCACGGCCGAATTTCTTGTTGATCTGGTCCATGGTCGACATCAGCCGTTCGTTGCCGACCACCGTCGGCCCGAACAGATCCGCCTGCAGCTCTTCCGGCCGGGCTAGGTCGAGCAGCGCCACACCCGCCTTCTTGTACCCAATGCCCTCCCGCAGCAGGCCGCGAAGCAGCCGGCGCACGACACCCAGCACCACCATCGTGTCAGCCGTGGAGGCGGGCAGGCTTACCGTCCGCGTAGCGTTGTGCTGGCGCAGCTCCGGCCGGAACGTGTCGGAATGGGCGAACACCCATACGCCGGCGGTGACCAGGCCGCGTGCGCGCAGCTTCTCGCAGGCTCTGACGGTGAAGGTGGCCAGCGCTTGCGCAACTGACTCATGATCTTCCACCCGATCGGCGAAGGATCGGCTCACCATGATCTGCTGCCGATCCGGCTCGACTTCCTCCAGCTCCATGCATGGATGCCCCTGGAGCTCGCGCTGGGTGCGTGCCAGCGTGACCCCGAAGGCCGCGAGGATGTCGTCCGCCGGCGCGTCGCGCAGCGCGGCGGCAGTGGTAATGCCCATCGCCTCCAACCGCGGCGCCAGCCTGCGGCCAACTCCCCACAGATCCCCGACGGGGAAGGTGCGCAGCACGGTGTCCCTGTAGCCAGGGTTCCCGAGATCGATCAGTCCGTCAGCGCTCTTGGCCACCTTGTTGGCTAGCTTGGCCAGCGTCTTTGTGGGCCCTATGCCGATGCAGTTGGGAATGCCGGTCCACCGGTGCACGCGCTGCCGGAGGTCCCGCGCAAATCGTTCGCGGTCCCGTACGCCGTCCAGATCTATGAAGCTCTCATCGATGCTATAGACCTCCACCCGTGGCGCGGCCTCCCGCAGGATGGCCACAACGCGTGCGCTCATGTCGCCGTACAGGCCGAAGTTGGCCGAGCGCATCTGCAGACCGTGCCGCCGCACCAGGTGCTTCAGTTCGTGGGCAGGCTGGCCCATCTTGATTCCCAGGGCCTTGGCCTCTGCCGAGCGCGCGATGGCGCAGCCATCGTTGTTGCTCAGCACCACCAGCGGCACGCCGCGCAGGGCTGGCTGGAAGACGCGCTCGCAGCTGGCGTAGAAGTTGTTTCCGTCAACGAGCCCGAACATGGCCGCCTCGGCGCTTGATCTGGCGGACAACCCCCACGACGGCGAACACCTCCACCTCGGTGGCCTGCTCGAGCACGATGGGCGGGAAGTCGGGGTTGGCCGAGTGCAGCTCCATGTGGCTTTCGAACAGCTGCAGCACCTTGCATGTGGGCTGGTTCCCATCCCAGATGGCAATGACCAAGTCGCCGGCCTGCGGCGTGACGGACCGATCCACCACCAGAATGTCGCCGTCGCTGACGCCGGCGCCACTCATGGACCAGCCATCGGCACGGTAGAGAAAGGTGGCGGCCGGGTTGCGGACCAGCAGCCGGTGCAGGTCGATGGCCTCATCCATGAAGTCGTCGGCCGGCGACGGAAAGCCAAGTCGGGCGCGCGCTGCCGCCAGAGGCACGAACTGCGCGGGGCCGTCGATTAGCGCGGGCCCGATGGGCTGCGCCAGGGTATGAGGGAAGGGTAGGGACTGCATGGGCGTACTCTGGGAGCGGCGTGTCTCAATGGTCGAGACGGCCCGCATCTTAGTACAATTACTAATGGATGGCCGGCCCATGGCCCAGCCCGTTTCCTGAACGCGTTCCGATTGCGAGGCGTGGAAGCCGGACCAGTCGCGGCTTCCGCGACGGCGCGTTGGCATCCTCCAGCAATGGCGAACTTGTGGAAGGATCGGGCCTCGATGGAGGCAAAGGCGGCTTCGCAGCTCCAGCAGGCAGTAGAGCTCGAGCGGGACTCATCTGGTTCTTGGCGGGCGCGGGCGCGCCGCCGGCAGAGCGCGCAACGTCTCCGGGCGGCCGCCAGCGGCCACCAACGTGCCGCCAGCCGCTTGGCAGGCCTGGAGCTGCCCGATGATCTACCGTTCTAGGAGCGCGCGCTCTTGCGTATCGGCACCACCGTTGCACCAGCACCGGTGAGCAGTTCGAGCAGCGCCTCCACCGCAGCACGCTTCTCCGCGTCGTACTCGAAGAAGTTGTAATGCCGCTTCTGAACGCCGCTCAGTCCGTGGGATTGCAGATGCCCCCGGACTTCTTCGGATAGGCCCAGCGCTGCGAGCCGCGTTTCTACTGTGCGGCGCAGGTCGCCCGGCGTGAATGGCGATGCCAGTTCTTCAGCGGCCACCATGTTGGCCACCACCGGATCCATGATCCCCCGGAACTCGTCATAGGTGGCCGGTGTCTTCCCTGCTGTAAGCGAGAACAGGTGCGGCCTGGCGCCATCGCCATCGCCATCACCATCGTTATCGCCGCGCAAGGTGGCGAGATCCGCAGCCATCCGGGGGAGCAGTGGTACCAGGTGCACGCGGGGCAAGCGGCGGCGGCCCTTGATGTCGAGCAAACGGACGGACCCGGTACCTGTGTCCGCATCATGATCGTGATCTGACCACTTCAGCCGCATCAGCTGCGCAATGCGCTGGCCGCCTGTCAGCAGGTGGAAGCGCAGAAGCGCCCCGTGCCGCCCAGGCATGGCCTCGATCCTGCGCCAGTAGGAACGCAGCTCGGACACCGAGAGCACGCGGTCGCGCGGCTGGCCGCTGTCGAGCGTAGCCAGGTCGCGCGCAGGGTTCCTGGACACGTTGAGTGCGCGCAGCGCATCGGGAGCGGCAGCGTCCTGCTTCGCCGCGATCGCCGCTGCGTAGGCTGCACGCAAGTACGACCGGATCTTCCCGCCCTCACGCAGTTTCTTGGCGCGCACCATGCGCGACAGGATCGGGAGCAGGTCGTCTAGTTCGAGCTCGGACGCGGGGCGGGCCCACAGGGCAGGCCACGGTTCTTCGATGTGGCGTTTGATGGACGCACGGGTGGCCGCAGCAGACACCTTGCCAGCATCCTCCAGGCTGTGGGCATAGGCCGTCATCAGCGCGCCCAGAGTTGCACCTGATCGGCGCGTCGATTCGGCCAGGGCGTCGGCCTTCGCGCTTTCCGCTGCAGCTGCCTCGGCTGCTATCGCATCTCGCAGATCCCGGTCACCGGCCTGGTATCGGCGGGACAACGCCGCCGCAGCCTCGCGCGCCGCGGACAGAGCCAGGCCCGTGCCGATCAGCAGTCGATCGCGTTGGCCGTTGGCCTTGGTGTACCTGTAGTAGTACCGCAACTGGCCGCCGGCCAGCTTGCGCACGTCAAGGCAGCCCGCGCCGCGCGGGGCCGGATCTGAGGCCCATTCGCCGGCTGGCAATGCTGCCAGTCCCTTCGCTGTAAGCATTCCCTTCATTGCGCCCATTGGTGACCGCCCGGTGACCGTTTGTCCGTGGAAAGAGGTGGACGATGATGGGCGCCGGTGGTCGCACAGCCTGAGAAAATCAACGACTTAGCTTAAAGTCGGGACACCCATGGAAGCACGTGGAAGCCCTGTAGAGGCCTCATAATCCCTTGGTTCCAGGTTCGAATCCTGGTGGGCCCACCACATTGATGTCCATCGGAGTCCAAGGACGTCTTACGAAGCCTAGCGGTGCTGGATTTAGAGCAGTTTTTGCGTCCAGCGGTGTCCAGTGGCATCCACTTGCATCCACGAAAAAAGTGAGTCAGGCTGTGTGTCAGCGGGCTAGACGCCCCTAGATGACTCACAGGCGCTCGACTCACATGCTGACCGACACCAAGTTGCGCTCGCTCAAGCCGAAGGCCAGTCCCTTCCGTGTGGCTGATGCCAACGGCTTGTGCATCGAAGTGCGTCCATCGGGAGCCAAGGTCTGGCGTTACCGCTATCGCTACCTGGGCAAGGCCAGCATCGTCACGCTTGATGAGTACCCCTCAATGTCGCTGCAGGCTGCTCGCGTCGAGCGCGACCGTCTGCGCTCATTGCTGCGCGGCGGGGCAAATCCTGCTCAGGTGGCTCGGGTGGAGAAGGCCGCACACGGCGAGCGGTCCGCCAACACCTTCAGTGCCATCGGCCTTGAGCTGCTGGCAAAGCGCACCAAGGAGGGGCTGTCTCCTGGGTCGGTCGTGCGGGAGCGCAGGCTGATCGAGAAGGATCTGGCTGGGCTGGCGGATCTGCCTATCGGGGACATCACTGCCCCGGTGCTGCTGGCGGCACTCAGGAAGCTGGAACAGCGAGGCGTAGTCGAGACTGCCCATCGCGCCAGGGCCCATGCCGGCCGAATCTTCCGCTATGCCATTGCCACCGGCCGTGCTGATAGGAATCCGGCCCAGGATCTAACCGGGGCGCTCGAGCAGCCTCAGACGAAACACTTTGCGAGCGTGACCGACCCCGCCGTCATCGGCGATCTCTTGCGTGCGCTGTGGGGCTATCAGGGAGCGCTGGTCACTCAGGCGGCGCTGAAGCTGGCCCCTATGCTGTTCGTTCGTCCGGGCGAGCTGCGCCAAGCGAAATGGGCCGACATCAATCTGGATGCAGCCGAGTGGCGTTACGTCACCAGCAAGACCAAAACCCCGCACATCGTCCCTTTGTCCGACCAGGCCGTCGAAGTCCTGCAGGAGCTTTACCCGTATACGAAGCGGAGCGAATTCGTCTTCCCTGGCGTGCGCAGTGCGCTCAAGCCGATGAGCGAGAACACGATGAACGCGGCGCTCCGAAATCTCGGCTTCGACTCTGACACGATGGTCGGCCACGGCTTCCGAGCAATGGCTAGAACGGTGCTGGACGAGGTTCTTGGCTACCGCCCGGACTACATCGAGCATCAGTTGGCGCATGCCGTGAAGGATCCGCTCGGGCGGGCCTACAACCGGGCAACCCACCTGCCGGAACGCCGAAAGATGATGCAGGCCTGGTCGGACTATCTCGACCAGCTGCGCGTTGCAGGACCGAACGTGCTGGCCTTCAAGGCTAAGCGCGCCTAACCACCGGAGAGGCCTCTAAGGAGGGCCATAGCAAGCAGCAGAGCCGCATAAACAAAGCGGCCGAGGAAGGGGCGGCAACCCCTAGCTCGGCCTACCACAACCGACTATTGGAGAGTCGATCATGGATTGCAACATTGTACCTGTTGCGCCTGAACGGGCGCGCTCGGCCGAAATCCGGCCCACCGAAACTACCGATCTGCCCATCGTCTTGATGGCTCGCGCGTGCCACACCTGGCTCAGTGCGAACGACGATCTCAACACCTACCGACTCTGCGGGGCTCTCTTCTGCATCGCCCTTATCGTTGTGCTGTGGGGGTGTGCCCATGGCTAAGCGCACTCAAGGAGATACGCCGACCCTCAGCAGGGAGGAAGCGCTCTTCCAAGCACTGAATTCAGCGAGCCTGGCCATGGGTGACATTGAGGGACTGTGCAAGCTGCTCTTCAACGAGCAGTCGATGTTCGAGGCCGACTTTCCAGCACCGATAGCCGCAGCCATCAGCATGATCCACCAGCGTGCTTCTGCTGCAGGGAACGCAATGCAGGAGGTGCTGTGATGAGGCCTTCAACCGCAATCACGGCGTCTCATAGAGCCAATGTGGATGAGGATCCCATCGAAGCTCTCGTCCGTGGCGGGGTTCCGATTCGGACATTGCTCGGACACTACCTCTGCAGCATCGACTGGCTTGCTGCCCGACTCGATCAGAAGTTCCGGCTCTGCTACTACGGTGAGGATGGTGAAGTAGTGACTGAGGCGGTATCTGCGGTCTCGTTGCTCACGAGGGGCAAGGAACTGGGCTGGCACCCACTGGAAGATGAGCCGACCGAACTGGGTTGGCCGGAGCTCTTCGAGGAGACCACGCACCATGAGCGCGGCGGCGTCCATTGGTACTCGTCCGCAGTCTCGGACACGGACGGAATGCTTCCTTTGGGTCTGCCGAAGTCAGTCATTGAGGCCGACCGCAGGGCCTCGGAAGCTAGGGCGAAGAAAGCGCAGGCGCGCCTAAAGCGGGAGCAGCAGGCGGAGGCCAGGAAAGCTGCTGCTGAAGCCAAGGCCGTTGCTCAGCGCAACATCGAACGCGTCACCAAGTCCCAGCAGCGAGAGGCAGCTGAAGCAGGAAAGCCAATCTCCGTTGCTACGGCGAGGCGAAGGGCGCGGGCTTGGATTCGCCAGTGGGAGAAGGACGTCGCCACTGTCATGAAGCGTTTCACGGATAGCCAGGAGGGCAACCATGGCCAGTAACACAAGCAGGTTCAGGCGACCGGTCCGATTCAATCGAACCCGCGCGAACCCAATCCAGCGCTTGCCGTTCTACCGCCAGAGCCATTCCAAGGCAGGAGACTACTGGCGGATGCCGGAAGTCCAGGGTTACCTCATGGGCCGTGAGGTTGGAAGGGTCTGCGCGATAGCCTTTGTACAGGCTCTGGAGGAAGCTTCAAGCCGGATTGGCATGGCGGCAAGTGTGCAGCTGGCCGACACCGTGGCATCAGCAATTGAGGCTCACGGTGGATCTTTGACCGACGGTCAACGTGGGATCATTGAGGGGTTCTTTGGTCGCGGATCCAAGCTGATGGACGTCATTCGGTCGGGTATCGTGTCGCTAGAGAAGTCGCCAAAGTTCGAAATGCAGCAGATCGAAGCTGCGCTCAGGGACTTGTCCAGCATGACTGTGGAGGAATATGCCATCCGCAGGCTTGGCTCGATCAATGGTGCGATTCCTGATTCAAAATCGCGGCCACCGTTCTCCCTAGAATGAGATCGCTGTGGCTCCAGGGCATTGACCCTGCAACCGGGTATTGGAGGCCCGAATGAAAAAGCAAACGCAAGGCGCACAGCGCTGGGTGTTGGGCTTACGCGCAGCGGAGTGGTACAGCTTCGAGCTCATGGTGGACAGGTACTTGCCACCGCCAGCGCCCATCGGAGCCGGCACTTGGGATCACCTCCCCCCGTTCAACTGGGCTGGGTCTCTCCGTGTCCTGAATCGGCTATTCGCATTGGGAAGGGAGGATGCTGTGGCGAGTGCTTTGTCCACAAACTTCCCTCAGGGTCTCGCTTTAGAGGACCTGTGCAGAATCTTTGAGGCGGCAGACTTGGCGATTCGTCGTTTTGATCTAGTCGCCATCACGCAGTCCGAGAGGAGGCGCAAGGCAAAGATCATTGCAGACGCAGCTAGGTTGATTGCTGCGGAGCTGAGCCATCCTGCGACTCAGAATGATTTTTGGCGAGCACGCCGAAGGCTGAAGCTGATTGACGGTCGAGGGCGGGGGATGCTCGGCGCGTTGCCCGACGCGTTCGAAAGCTTCGCTCAGATTGCAGAAGAGACAGCCGAGCTGCCTAAGGATGTTGGCAACCCCAATGCTTCCAGCGCGCACAAGCTCTTCTTCCTAAGAGAGGTGACCGAACATTTGTACCGCAGGCATGGGAGGCCAATGAGGTCGCTCGTTCTTGTTCTAGCGGGTCTGTACTTCGACGTGTCAGACATGACGACCAATGACTTGGCTAAGTATGCGCAGGTGAAGAAAGAGAGAGGGAAAAGGCAGGTTTCATCCCCTCTCTATCTTTGAAGTAATAGCCTGCTTTTTCTCAATTACCTAGAGAATTGCGGTGTCCCAATCTGTCCGAAACCGGCCATTTCGGTCCGGTGCAGGGCAGAGACATGCAAGCAAGTGCAACGGGTGATCTTCCGGCAACTGGGTTCATGCGGCTCCCCGACGTACTTCGGGTCTATCCGGTTTCACGGTCTACCTGGTGGTCTGGGGTCCGTTCGGGTCGCTACCCTCAGCCGTTCAAGATTGGAAGCAGGGCGACGGCATGGCGTGCTGAGGATATTCGCGCGCTGATCCTTGGCGCCCCCTCGTCGGAGGGGCGTCAATGACTGGATTCAACTTCTCCGACCTGAGCGCCGATCAACGCCGTCTGCTGGACTTTGGAGGCTGGACCGCCGATCACCCTCACGCCGAGGCCAAGCCGGCCCGCAAGGACGCTGTAGGCCTGATTGAGCGCGGGCTCCTGCTGGCCGTCAGCGTCCGCAGGCGCGACAAATACGGTTCCTACTCCCTGACCGAGTACCGGGTGCCTGATACCGCTCGCCGGGCATGGGCACTGCACAAGGAGGTCACCCCATGACTTCCGATGCTATCCGAGCCGGCCGAGTGGCTGCCAGGGGGCGGACCTTGATGCGCCTACCCGAGGTAGTCGCGGCCTGCGGTATATCCCGCTCCCTCATCTACAAGATGGCGAAGGAAGGCCAGTTCCCCGGGCCCATCCGCGTAGCTGCCCGTCTGTCCGCCTGGGACTCGGAGGCTGTGCAGAGCTGGATCGACTCCCGCTGCGAAGAAGGGAGGGCGACCTAATGGCTACTGGAATCGTCCACGTAGAGTTCCACGGGGCCGAACTGATCGGCCGACTCCATCAGGGACAGCCCTTTGTGGCGATGCGACCCATTGTGGAGGCCATGGGCTTGGACTGGTCCAAGCAGCTGGACAAGCTGAAGTCCCACCCGGTGCTGGCCCGCCAACTGTCTACCTTAAGGGGGATGGTTGCTGGCGATGGCAAGGGCCGCCAGATGCAGGCGCTGCCCTTGTCCAGGCTTCCGTTTTGGCTGGCCACGGTCAATCCCAACAAGGTGAAGGCAGCGATCCGGGAACGAGTGATTCTGTTTCAGGAGCAGGCGGCCGACGCCCTTGCAGCTGCGTTTTTGTCGAATGGGGAAAGGCGTGATGCGGCAATGGCAAAGCGCGTCGCAGGAACCGTCATGTGCCGGATCTTGCACGACACGCTGGTGGGCCTCGGGAAGGACCCGAAGGGCTATGACTACGCGACAGAGCATCGTCTGGTGAACCACTGCATCACCGGCATGTTCCAGGGCGTGTCCGAGGACTCCCTCTCGACTGACCAACTGAAGCTGCAGCAGGAGCTGCGGATGCAGAACGCCGTATGGATCGGGCAGGGCATGGCCTACCGGGATCGCAAGCCTCTCCTCGAACAGCACGCGGCAACCTGGTGCCGCACTCAGCACATTGGCTTGGAGGCTTCCAATGGCCACTAGAGCGACTCAAAGGTTGCTGCACGGGCCGAGCGGACTCTTGGTTTCACCCGCGACAGGAGAGCTCTGGAGCGCCTGCGGTCGTGTGATGGGCCGCAAGAGCCGAGATGGATACATCCGGGTCATTGTCCGCCTGGCGGGTGGCTCCTGCGCGACTTGGTACGCCCATCGGCTTGTCTGGGAGGTCGTGAACGGGCCCGTGCCAAGGTCTATGGAGGTCGATCACCTCGATGGCAATCCGTCGAACAACCGGCTGGGAAACCTTCAGCTAGTGACTGGTTCGGAGAATCGGCGCCTTCAGCGTGCGCGGAGCATGGCTAAGTACGGCAGCCCTTCTTCCACCTGCAAGCTCAGCATTGCAGAGGTGCGAGCAGTGCTACGCACCGTTGGGACGGTCCCCACCAGGGTTTGGTCACGTCGATACGGTGTCGACGCTACAACCATCAGACGCATCCGCCAACGGAAGACTTGGCAGCACGTCGAGGCAGGGAAGAGCCGTAGGGCCAAACGTTCCAAGCGTGGCTGAGGCTGCGTCTACCGCCCTTGGGGGGCACATGCACAGTACAGGCCAAGATCGCGTGCAGCGGTCTGCAGAGGGCGCTGCCGGCTACGCCACGGCGCAGCCCAAGAAGAACATCGACAGGCGGCGACAGAAGCTCCAAGGGCGCTCTAAGGGGCCGCCCTTCTTCATGATCGAACACAGAATCTCCGACTCGCCAGAGTTCGGCAGGCTGTCCGGTAATGCGGTGAAGCTGCTTCTGGAGCTAGCTCGGCAATACAGACCCGGAAAGAACGGAGATCTGAGCATCCCTTGGTCGATGCTGTCCACGCGTGGATGGAAGAGCAAGGCGACGGTCCACAGCTCCAAGCTGGAGCTCCTGGCCGCCGGCTGGATCATCGAGACGCGAAAGGGCGGCAAGAACATGTGCAGCCTGTACGCCCTGACGTACTACGCGATTGATGAATCAGAGAAGCACCTAGAACCGTCGACTGTCACTCCGCCGAACCTGTGGAGGGGACGCAATGGCTAGTCGCTATGTGGGCCAATGTGGTCGCTATGCAGGCCAATGCCCCGATGAGTTGGCCCGCATACAGACCTACGAGGTCGCAATGCAGGCCAGTCAGGCGGTTATCTACAGTGCCCTGAGGTCGCTATGTGTACACCCTTCTAGATATATACCAAGCGGAGCGCGCTTCTACTGCTCCAAGGCACTGTCTTTAGGGCTTAGAGCCTGGGCGGCCGTTTCGCTGGCAATTCGGTGCATCGAACTGACCGGTTCGCGTGACGGACCGGTTCGCCAGACGGATGGCCACCTCAACGGGGAGGGTGCCTATGGCAGCCCGAGACCATGAGCGCTACGTGGAGCTGGTGCTGCTGTCGGACGACTCTGTCGACTTGGTATTGAGGGCCATCGCTGGCGCATTTGGTTTCGGGGTGCCCGCACGGCCGGCAGTCCGGCACACGTCTAGGCGGAGGTCCAGCGAGGAGTCCTGTCCGGATGAAGGCGCGTACCTGCCCATCCATCGGGTGCACTCGATTGAGCAGGCTGCGTCAAAGTACCTACCGGCGCAGGCGGCGGCTCGTAAACAAGCGCTAGAGACGTTCAGCCCGAAGGATCGCCAAGCGGTGCTGGACTTTGACCAGATGGCGGTGATGCGCTCCCCGGCCGCGGCTGATCGCACTCGCCAGCTAAGGCGCTGGAAAGCACAAGGCTCGCTGACAGCTGCGCCTGCCAAGGGACCGAGCAGGCTGGTGCTGCACGCACTGGCGGACGCGCAGCTGGACGGTCCTCTAGGTGCCTGGCTGATGCTGTATGCGATTGGAGACCAAAGGGTGTGGCCAGTGGTCTGTCAGCACATGACCGCCTGCGGGCACCCCGATTGGGCTTCACTCGAAGCAGCTAGGAGACTGCTAGCCGGACGCCACCAGCAGTCCTATCGGGAGGCGGCTAAGGACCAAGCCTGCCAAGAGGCGCGGTTTCGTCGCGAGGTGCAGTCGGCCGAGAGGCGCCTGCTTGAATGGCTGGCTCGCGCCAGCCGGAGAGTTGCCGCCGCAATGGGCTCTGCCTGCGAGTAGTGGACCTAGATGGACGGCAGTGGACGCGGGAGTCAAAAGCACCCGGATTCCGACCTACCTAGTAGGGCCCCACGTCCCCCAAGGGCGGGTCCGGGCGGCAGCCCCCAGAGAGCTGCCGCCTTCTTTTTTTCGAATCAAAGCTCGCAAGCGAATCCGGCACGCATGCAGGCTGCCACTTAGGCAACGGAGATCTGATGCCACCAATCATTGTCGACAATGCGATCTCCGATGCGCCGGGCGTGCGCGCTGAGGGGCTGCGTGCTCAGTACGTGGACTGGCCCGGGCATGACGGCGAGGTCTACAAGCGAGTGTCGCTGACGCCGGTTCCTGGGCTACAGGAAGCCATTGAGGCTCAGCTTGGACCCGTGGACATGCTGGGCATGGGCTACCGCCTTAACTTCGATGGTGAGCTGCCCAACGCTGCGATCCACTCCGATATGGGCTGGGGGACGCACGCCGCCGTGCTGTACCTGAGCGAAGGCGAGGGCGGCACTGCGTTCTGGCAGCACAAGGCCACTGGCGCCACGCGCATCGATCCGGGCGACGTGGCTCTGTTCGCGGCCATCGAGGGTGATTGGGACGCTGCTGATCGCTGGGAGCAGACCGGCCTGGCGGAAATGAAGCTGGGCCGGATGGTGATCTACGAGTCGGCCATGTTCCACAGCCGCTGGCCGTTCGCTGCGTTCGGGACTGACTACGAATCCGGCCGCCTAGTGGCCGTTGCATTTTTCACGCCGAGGGGCTGATGACCACGATCCGCAAAGCAACTCTGGCCGATGTGCCGGAGATCGTCCGCATGTCCGCAGCTTTCTACCCGACCACGCACTACGCGCAGTGGTGCGAGATGGACGAAGCAAGCGTCGCGGGCCTCGCCAGTGGCCTGATCGAGAACGACGTGTTCTTCGTGGCCGAGCAGGAGGGCGCGCTGGTCGGCATGGTCGGCGTGATGCTGGTCCCGTTCCTGTTCAACCGCGACCACCGGTTTGCCACAGAGATTGTCTGGTGGGTCGCTCCGGAGGTTCGCGGCACGTCGGTGGCCGCCCGCCTGTTGGACGTGATCGAGGCGCCCTGCCGCGAACGTGGAGCGGCTCGCGTCCAGATGGTCCACATGCCCAACAGCCCGCCGCAAGCCGCAGCTCTGTACGAGCGCATGGGCTATGCGCGCTCCGAAATTTCCTACACGAAGGATCTCTGACAATGGCCGCTATCACCGCAGCAGCAGTGGTCGGCGCCGGCATGGCCTATTCGGCCAACCGCCAAGGCGCCGCACAGAAGAAGGCGGGCCGCGCCCAAGCAAGCGCAGCCCAGCAGACGCTGGACACCCAGCAGGGCATTTACGACCAGTCGCGCCAGGAGGCCATGCCGTACCTAGAGGCGGGTAACAACGCCCTGACCGGCCTGAACGCCCTGGCGGCTGGCGACTACTCGGCCTTTGAGAATTCGCCGGACTATCTGTATGCCCAGCAGTCGGGGCTGGCAGGTCTGGACCGCAGCGCGGCGGCGCGCGGCGGGCTGTATTCGGGCGGCGCTGACGCTGATCGCATCGCCCTGTCCTCGGGGCTGGCCACGCAGAATCTGGGCAACTACCGGAACTCGCTGATGGGCCTGGCCAGCATGGGTCAGAACCAGAGCCAGTACCTTGGCCAGCTCGGCCAGAACTACGGCAACCAGTTCGCCAATGCCATGGGCATCAAGGGCAACGCACTGGCCCAGATCGCGTCTGCAGGGCCGATGACGCAGGCGGGCTATGGCAATGCTTTGGCAGCGGCAGCCAGTACTTACGCCGGCGCGGCAGGTGGCGGCGGTAACGCACTGTCCGGCTGGCAGCCTTCGTCGGCTTGGGGTCAGTCAGTCACCGCGTCGCCAGGATCCAATCAGGGTTTTGGCAACAACATGCAGAATTTCCTGGCCTTGGGTAATGGCCGCAAATCCAGCTTCGGCGGCTGAGGGAGCTAGCAATGGCAGACTACCAACAGAATTTCCTGGCATCTCTCCAGGGCGGCTTGAACTTCGGGCAGCAGATAAAGAAGCAACGCGACACCAGCCAACTGAACCAGCTTGCTTCCCTCTCCTACAGTGCCCCGATGGAGCAGCGGAACTCGCTTTTGGGGCAGATGGCGGCAATCGATCCAGAGGCTGCCCAACAGCAGCAGAAGGCGTTCGTAAGTGACGATGATCGCCGTACCACCACGATGGTAAACATGGCAAAGCTGCTTACGACCATGCCGCCAGAGGCCCGAGAGAGCCTGTACAACAACCGGATGCTCCCCGAGTTGCAGAAGATGGGGGTATCTGGCGCCCCTCGGTGGTCCCCTGAAACCGAGGCGGTCATCATGAAAAGCGCCAATGACCTCTACATGGCTGGCACCGGCGGCCAAATGCCGACGGATGTTCGGTCCTTCCAGATGATGACGGCAGGTCTTTCGCCGGAGGATCGTGAGAAGGCCCGCCGGATCAACCTTGGGCTCGATGGCCGCGCATCCACCTCGGGCTATAGCCAGGTGAAGTTCACTGGAGCCGATGGCCGCGAGCGCGTTGGTGTCCTCAACGGGCGCACAGGGCAGATCGATCTGCCCGATGGCACCAGCTTCAACCCGCAGACTGGAACAATCTCGCAGACAGCCCAGCAGCCCCAGCAGCAGGCTCCGGCCGCCGGTCTTTACAGCACGCCGAATGGACAGGTGCGCATCGGTGAAGGCATCACCCCCGACCAATGGCAGCTTATCCAAGCTGATATGGCCAACAACGGCGCTTCGGACAACTACCAGATGCCCGTGCGGGACGTGACCCCTGCGCAGCGTGCGGCCCCTGGCGGGGCCTTCGTTGGTCGTGCGCCAGAGGAGCAGGCGGCTCTCACGGAGGCAGCAAAGGCCGGAGTCGAAAACGCGAACTTCCCCAACAGGCTTTCCCAAGAGCGTCAGTTGCAGGACGTCAAGACTCAGGGGGCGATCACCCAAGCGGCCGGCACAGCGGCAGCGGAGGCTCAGGCGAAGGATGCCTCGCAGCGCCCCAAGCGCATCCAGCAATACAGGCAGGCTCTTTCCTCGGCCGGGAATGTCGAGACGTCTTTGGACAAGGCTCTTGGCCTTCTGAGCCCGTACTCGACTGGCTTCGTAGGCGCGCGTTCTCGTGGAGTTGAAGGGAGCCCGTCCTACAACCTGGCTGCGGAGCTGGAAACGATCAAGGCCAACCTCGGCTTCGACAGGCTGCAGCAAATGCGCGATTCGTCGCCCACCGGCGGCGCGCTTGGCGCTATTGCCGTGCAGGAACTGGTGGCATTGCAGTCCACGATTGCCAATCTCGATCCAAATCAGTCCGAAGACCAGATCCGAACGAACCTTGATCGGGTAAAAACGCACTACAAGAACTGGCGTTCTGCGGTTCAGCAGTCCCTTGCTGATGAGGAGCGCGCCCAATCAGAGCGGCCAGCCGCATCGCCAGCGGCGAGAGCTCCGGCAGCTGCCTCATCCGCCTCCAGTTACAGCAACCTTTGGAACTGACTAATGGCCAAGAAATGGGTTGAGGTAGCGGCTTCGCCTGCCTATCAGGCGCTAGCACCGGAGCAGCAGGAAGAGGCTCGGAACCAGTACTGGAACGAGGTGGTCGCGCCAAACGTTCCGCAGGCAGAGCATGCCTATGTTCGGCAGGCCTTCGATTCCGACACCAGTCGCACGGTGAACTGGCCAGGGCAGGCGCCGCTTGAAGCCGAGATCGTGGGAGGCACACGCCAGAGCGCGACGCAGCAGGCTGCGCCGGCCCAGCAGCAGCCGCAGACCGCCCCGGATGGCTGGGAGTATGGCCCTCTGCGCGACACCATGTTCGGCGCACGATCCGTCCTGCAGGGAGCTGGCAGCCTTCTGGGGGCAATCGGTGGCGATGCCTTCAACAACTACATCGTCAACCCGGTGGCCCGCGCTGTGGGCGCGCAGGAGGCCCGCCCGTACCGTGAGGAGGCTGGCGCTCTCGCCGACTCCCTGGGCCTTCCTAAGGCGCAGACAGCAGGCGACCGTGTGCTGGGCGACGTTGGCGAGGCGCTGACCGGAACCGGGCTGACGCTGGGCGCTGGTGCTGGCCTGAATGCGCTAGCGAACATGGGTAGGGGTGCCGCAATCCGCACCCCGGGCTATGTGGCTCCGGTAGAGAACAGGCTGGCGAACTTCCTGACGGCGCAGCCCGGCTTGCAGACCGTCTCTGCCGCCACGGGCTCCGGCGCATCGTCCATCACCCGAGAGTCTGGCGGATCGCAAGGCAACCAGCTGCTGGCTGGTCTTGCGGGTGGCCTGGGGCCGGGTCTCGTCACGGCGGGTGGCGCAGCGGGCTTACGCGGGGTGGTGCGCGGCGGATCTGGCGAGAACATGAAGAACCGTTTGGCCGACTTCAACGCACTGGGAGCGCAACCGTCCGTAGGTCAGGCATCGGGCAACCCTATGGTGCAGGGGTTGGAGAATCTTCTGGCTCAGGGTCCCACCAGTTCGGGGGTCATGGCTCGGGCTGCGGAGCGTCAATCGGGCGAGATATCCAGCGGCTTGGGGAAGATGGCCAACGAGTTCTCGCGTGGCGCTAGCGGCGAGCGTGCAGGCCGGGCAATCAAGCGTGGGATCTACGACGAGGGAGGTTTCAGCAGCCAGTTTAAGGCGACGCAAGATCAGCTCTACGACAAGGTTGACGAGTTGATTCCCCCCACCCAAGGCGTGGCAATGGGCAACACCCGCGCCGCCCTGGACTCCCTCAGTAATCCGATCAAGTCGCCTGGGGCACCGAATACTGCCCGACTGTTCCAGAACGGGCGCATTACCGGAATTGGGAATGCTGTTGAGGCGGACTTGGCGATTCCCACCCCCCAGCAGTTGTCGCTGGATGAGGCGGTTGCCAAGGTCAATCAGCTCTATGCATCGCGTGATTCCGCAAGCCAGGACGCAGGACGGTTCGCAGCCTTTGCTAACGACCAGGCCAACGCCGCGCAGCGGTACTTCCCCGTGGCTGGACAGCCCCGATTCCCCGGCCGGTATACGCCGGCCCAGGCAAACGTTGCTCCGGGCCAGCAGGCCGCTGCTGAGGCTACTGGGATCGCACGTGACCGTGTTTCGCAGGCTGCAGAGATAGAGGCGACCATTGGCGACCTGACTGCCGCTGCAGAGCGGGCAGGCGGTCGGCTGCCCTATGAGGCCGTCAAGAAGCTTCGCTCCCTAGTAGGTGAAGAGCTGCAGGACGCAGGGCTTATGTCCAACTTCCCGAGGTCCAAGTTCAAGGCCCTATACGCAGCGTTATCTCAGGATCTCGGCATTGCCGCTCAGGAAGCCGGCCCTGAAGCTGTTGCCGCCTATAGCCGAGCCAACACCTACACGCGCGCAGGAATGCGGCGGATGGAGGACATTGAAGGCGTAATTGACCGTGCCGGCGGCGCTGAAAAGGTGTTTTCGTCGCTTATGGCCACCGGCAAGGAGGGCGGCTCCACGCTGCGGTCCGTTCTTCAGTCACTGCCCGTTGAGAGTCAGCGGGCGGTTACCGCCGCCGCCATCAGGCGTCTCGGCAGAGCAAGCCCAGGTGCGCAGGATGCGACCGGGGAGGTGTTCAGCGCTCGGACCTTCCTGACCAACTGGAACAACGTCAGCACGGAGGCCCGCCGCGCGCTGTTCGATCGCTATGGAAAAGGGTTCAGCGAGCAAGTGGATCGCATCGCAAAGGTAGCCGACATGATCGACAAGGGCGCCGGAGTCTTTAAGAACCCGCCTGGCACCGCCAAAAGTCTGGCTGGCCTGACGTATGGCGCGTCGCTGGTGGGAAGCATGTTCACAGGCGGGACTGCACTGCTCCTCGGAGCAGGCGTCAGCGCAAATGCAGCTGCCCGATGGCTCACCAATCCGCGAGCAGTGAAGTTCTTGGCCAACGCCACCACGCTTCCCAAGTCTCAGATCCCTGCGTTCATCAACTATGTCGCGCAAGAAGGGCAGAAGACGGGTGACCAGGATTTGCAGGATCTAGCCAAAGTACTTGGCAACGCGGAACAGGAAGTAGCCAACTCCTCCGACAATCCCAACGACACAGACAACCGGCGTTAGGACGACTTTGAGGCTCTCCCAGCCTGAGAACTCTACTTCCGCCTCACGATCCTTTTGAGCCCAATCCTTCGGCTGGCCGCCGACGTTGGACAGGTCGAACTTTTCCTTGCTCATCTGATCGCTCCATGGGTGTGTGATTTTCCGGTCATCGATGCTTCTCAGCGCATGATGACTCGTCAGTCTGCAGGCAGCAGACATAAGACCAGTCCTCTGCGCTTTCTCTTCTTCTAGCCTGCGCGGCATCCCAGGCAATGGCTCCGCACTGTTGGAGCCCAACAGCCGTGCCAAGGAACAGCTCATTCGGCTCCGCAGGTGGCTCCTTGCCTTCGTAGTAGTAGACGTTGAAGGTCTGAGTTTCAAGCTGCTTGCAGGTGAATCGAGAGTATTCCTTGCAGGAGTCTTGCTCGCAGCCCGTGAGGGCGAATAGCAGGGCTAGAGAGGCCGCCGTCAAAGCGGGAGTAGTGATTCTCCGCAGGCATCGGGTGTCCATAGCCCCTCCTTGTCGCCAAATCGTAACACCAGCAGGGCGCCCCCCTTCCTGCACAGAGGAATTGAACCCCATGAGGAAAGAGAACCAACCAGCCGGCGGTGCCAGCCAGCGTGCGGCCAAGCTGGCTGTGCCTCTGGAGAAGGGGCAGACCCTGGAGGAGAAGTCGGCCGGGCTGATTGCTGAGGGCATTGCCAGCAATGCCTTTGTCAGCCTGTTGTTTGCGCAGCACTCTGGGGTGGCCGGCGGGGACGAGCTGAACGAGCTCGTGAAGTCGACCCGGGCGGCAGTAGGGCGTGCCGCAAAGGGCGAGACCGACCAGGCCGATGGGCTGCTGACCAGCCAAGCCATTGCCCTGAATGCGGTCTTCCTGGAGATGAGCCGTCGAGCGGCCCTCAACATGGGGGAGCACATGGGCGCCATGGAGACCTACATGCGGTTGGCCCTGAAGGCGCAGTCCCAGTGCCGAACCACCCTAGAAACCCTGGCCGAGATCAAGAATCCGAGAGCCGTGGCGTTCGTGAAGCAGGCCAACATTGCTGGCGGCCACCAGCAGGTGAACAACCATCCCCCAGGCAGCTCCGGGCCGGTCCCGGATGAGGCCGGGCGCGCGGAAAGCAAAAGACGGCCGAACGAACTATTGGAGGAGATCTCAGATGCGCAATGGCTGGACCCCAGAGCGGCGCCGGCGACAGGCGCAGGCAATCCAGAAATGGCGACCGTGGGAGCAGGCGACCGGCCCGCGCAGCGTCGAAGGAAAGGCCAAGGCGGCTAG